CGCTCGCTTGCAAGCACTGATAAATCATGTAACAGTTCATCTGGAAGATTTCTTTTCAATCCGAAAATTAATTTTCCTTCATAGTAATTTCCCATTTTCTCCACACCCTTTCTAATGCCTACATTTTTAATGATGACTAATAACAGCAAGACAACAATTCATATTCGGTGCAATGTGATGTTCTAAATTTGAGTACCTAAAACCATCATTGTCTGAATATTTGATTTCTACAAATACAGAGAGACCTTCCATTGATTGTTCTAATTCAGCTGCTCTATTTACTATTGCTTTATTAAGCTTTTCCTGGAATTCTTCCGTTTTTCGTATTTCAAGTTTCTTACTATAAGGTACATAGAGACTGTCTTCTATCTCCCAAAGAGTCTGATAATAGATTTCTTCTGAATATCCTTCCAAAACATCTTCTCTATCCAACTTTGTGGCTTCCGTTACATCTCTTAAGATTTCCTCAAAGTATTCTTCTTCAAGATTTTCTTTCTGCAGCTCCTCTTTGATACTTTCTTCACTCTTGAAACCAAGAATAAAGCTACTGCTGCTACTGTTAGTTACAAATCCTTTTCTAATCTTCATGACCAGTCCTCCCATTCAACAATATCTCTGTTAATACCAATTAGCCTTAGAAACTTGTTCATATCTCCATTGTCCATACATGTGAAGCCTCTAATTCCAAAATTTGTTTCATCAATATCCCACGAATCGTCGAAATCATTCATTCCAACTTCTTTTGCAGCCTCAAAATAATTTTTAATCTTCTCAATCTGTTTATCTGTTAAATCACTTCTAGCAATAGTAAAACTGGATGAGGAACTATTAGTTACAAAACCTATTCTTAACTTCATACGTCCTCCTCTATAATTCTGTAATTACGTTCTTGTGCATAAGTTTTTGTATGAGCATTACATGTAGCACAAACATAGACTTCTTTATTCATTCCATTAAAGTTTATCTGGCTTAAATCTCGTGCTTTTGCTTCGGCTTCGAAATGATTCTGTGCTTTTACGGCTACATATTCTTTGAAATAAGTATCTATATACACTAGATAGTATTCCTTAGGCTCTTCTGAAACTTCTTCATACATGGCACTAAGTTCATCAGTATCAAAATCTATTGTTTTACTCTCTGGATCACAGTGGATATAACCTTTCTTTTTCCCTGTGAAATGGACAACACCATCCTGAGGCAACCGCTGCAGAGCTTCAATCATCTCTGCAACAGTTGTTCCCTCACACCTCACTCTCTTGTTAATATCTAACATATGGCTCCTCCTTACTCTGTCACTTTAATGACGTAGATTTTATTTCCACGTTTAGCATATTTAATAACTTCTTTTTCACTTTCTTCATTGAGTCTCTTACAGCAATTCATTACTGCAGAAGCTCTTCTTTTAGCTTCAGCCTCATCATCGTACTCAAAGCACATGTTGGCTCTACTTGTTTTCATAAACTCAACAATAGCTCTTCCCTCTTCTGAAGTAACAAGACCTCTTCTGTTTGCTCCTAACTCCTCAACCTGTACATCATAGCTCATTTTCATAATTTTAGTTCTCCTTTTCTTGTTTATTTAAAATTAATAATTTTAACGAATTTAGCGGCACCATAAAACATCTATTGACAGGATTAACATTCTCCATTACTGGATAGTAGACATGCACCCAATCATTTATTTGTTTTTCTCCAGTTAATGTAAAAATTCTATTTTCCCATCCTGGAGTAAAAGTGTTTTTCATAATAACTTGCAAACCTTTTTTATTCGGAATCATATTATAAACCCGTTTGCTTTCCAACAAAGTTAATTGGTTTACCAGTAACCTTGTTAATGCCATGTCCTACTACTTCTAAAACGTAATCTTCCCAGTAGTCACCTTTCTTCCAGTAGTCGGTATCTTCTTCATAGTAGCCCTCAATGTGCTTAACGACAAATTCTACAGTTCCTTTGAAATCTTTAATCCAAGTAACCGTCCATTTATTTTTTAAATGATCTTTATAATATGGATTATATTTCAGGACTTCATCTAATAAAAATACTGACACTAAACCAGCATCTGCACAAAACTCACCAATAGCTTCTTTTGTATCAGTATCAAAAGTAGTACAACTCCAATCTCCATAGAGAGTATCTCTTGTCATATAGTGAGTTATTCCAAGTGCTTCCATATCCTCTCCGTAGGCACATGTTGCCCAATCATCATCTTCTTTCATGATATAACAAGGATCTGTGATAATAATATCTCCATCAAATTCCATTGGCTCTCCATCTAAATATGCATCAATCCAATTTTTCTTGGTGTATTTATAAAACAGCTCTTCAATTCCTGTAAGTTCTGATAATTCTTTATATTCTTCATAAGTTTTTGTAGAATCATCCACATATTTCATAATAAGTACCATGTTTAATTCTTGTATTGCAGTAGTATAACAAGGAGATTCGAGACAATCCATGATTTTCTCAAATTCCTTATCATCCAAATGCAGCTTGTTCCTAAGTATTTTTTCAATCTCAGGCCGGGCACTTTCACATTCTTTTATTTTCTGTTCTAACCAAGCTTTATCCATTCTTCTTTCCTCCTTCAATTTGGTTCATCATAGCTGAGTCCTGCACTTTCCACATATTCATTTAATGCTAAAAACATATCTTCTTCCAACTCTTCTTTCCATCTGTTACTCCACCAATCCACATCTGCTCCAGTCCCAATATATTCAATAGGCTCCCAATCATTCTCCGTTTTTAAACAAGTAAAATATTCAATAGTCGGTTTATATGTTGGTATTTCGTTAAACATTCCGAGAACAGAAATATTTACTTCAATATCAACATAACCTATTTCCAATACAGCTTTACCTATAAGAGGACCATTATCGAGATCAATTTCTAAATGCTCTTCTCTTATATTCCTTATTAGAAGTTGGATTCCGTTGAGTCTAAAACAGTAATCCGAACGCTGTTTAGCTTCTTCAAATGTCATATTAACACCTCGAATATAATTCAATTTCCATATGAATATATTTTCCCATGTTCCCTTCTAAGATTTTTAACAGATCATGACCGCCACATTTGAATTCTTCTTCAGTCCAAAGATATCCAGTATAATCACTATACCGATGATAATATTCAGACTCAGTGATTCCTTCCATTGATACAATCTTTGTCTCATCAATGTGATCCATATCAATAGGTGTATCTCCTGTAAGCATTTGAATACTTGCATATCTGTCAAGCCACCCGCATCGACTTTCCATTTCTTTTGAAAAAGCAAATCCATTATTAGATACAATAATTTCTTCACCAGAAAATCTTTTTACTTTCTGAATATTTTGTATTCCAATAATGCTATCAGCATCATCTCCTGTGTTTACCCACCCTACTTTTCCATTGAGGATAATAGTGTCTTCTAATTTATATCCTTCTTTCATATTTATAATACCCCCTTCTTCTTACTATAAGTGCTCTCAGATTCTGTTTTTCAAATATGATAGAATAATACTTCAATGCTTCTGATAGCGGCACCGGATTTCCACATAAACTGTATCCACAACCATTACCACATTTATACTTGGGATTTATGAAAAATATTGGACAATTAAAGCAAAAATGATCGGAGCAAAATCCACTTAACTTGAAATATATTTCATTTCTATCCATGTTTCCTCCTATAGATCAATGTACTTAAAGGAAGTTCTAACATCTGACTATTCCAACAATATCTTGCTTCTTTTATTTGATAAAACTTATCTTCATGCTTATAGAATGTATCTTGTATCGTAATTTTTTGATCACACAATTTTTTCATTTGCTTATTAAAACCGCAGATGACATTCGGCATTCCACTAGAGTTATCAGAACCATATTCTTCCATTAAACGAGCAAATGATTTTACTTTATATTGCCCGCCAAGTTTAAGAAATTTAAGTTTATCTGTATTCATTATTCATCCTCTCATATAGCTTTCTAAACTTTACAAAATCTTCTTGTTTACCTCCATTGTCAGGATGAGCTTTAATCATTGCATAGTGAACAGCTTCTTTTATGTCTGGTGTAGTAGACTTTAAAGTGCCAGGCTCCATTAATAATCTTACATACTCCCGGTATATGCTAGAGTACTTAAAACGTTGAATCTCATTCTGTCTTTTTAGTTCCTCTACTTCCATTTTCAAATTTATATTTTCGCTTATGCAAGCGAATAAAATTATCAATGTCACTATTAATACAGCACTTAGCCCAATTGTTAGCATAAATCTTTCTCCTCTTTTGTGCACAAGACAATTTCTCTTCTGATCGGGCATCCACCTAAGCAATCACACTGACGGCTACAACCTCTACAAGAATTCCTGAAATGACTTCTGAAATCATCGAACACATCTGAATCCCATGCTTCCTGAATAGTGTGTTCATTAAGATCAACTGCCCACTTGAGTTCCTGATTGTCAAAGCTACATGGCAGCATCTTCATATCTGACGTAATGTAACCAGAAAATCTTGCTCCTTCACACGGTTCCAGAGTAGAATTTAAAATCTCTTCTGTAAAATTCAACAGTCCAGGCACAGAACATGAATCAAATCCAATCTGAAATTTATAATCATGTTTATCAATCAAAGAGAAAAATTCTTTGACTCTTTCATCATCAGGAGACAATACATTTGTCTGAGTTCCTAAACCTACTGGCTTATGCAACAAGAAAATCACTGCGTTGATACCATCAGGAAAATCTTCCTGCTGCAAATGTTCAATAGCTTCATCAATAGAATTCCGTCCAAGGACATAATGAATATTGGTAGTAACTCCTGCAGACACTAACATATCAATCGCTTTCCCTGTGTATTCACTTCTGTACCAAGATATAGCTACGGCTCCGCAATATTCTTTACATAAGGAAACAATTTTTTCATTGAATCCTAAACCGGAACTTGTAAAGTTTGGCACAATCCCTTGTAACCTACAATACTTAAGGATTTCTTCAAAATCTTCATGCTGGTCTACGTCTCCTCTGCCACCAAGAGCAAACTGAAATGTTTTCCCTTTACATTCATCTACTATTCTCTTGAAATTCTCAAGGGACATGTTAGGCTCCTGTGTGTGTAATCCATTCTGATAACACTGAACTCCTGATTGAATACACAAACCAGATGCTCCATGAACACAATGTCCCATAATACCAATATCTAACAAAGCAGGAAAATCTCTCATGAATGGTTCCTTTCCTGTTGTAAGATCATCGGACCGGATATAGAATCCTGTCTCCGGATTAAATGTTTCTACAAAATTGTTTTTCTTGTCGTAATATTTATACATGAGTTTTTCTCCTTTGAATTATTTGTGCCAATAAACCGGCAGATGTAAGCATTTCTTCATCCCAGTAATAATGTTTTATTTCATCATTTAATTCCTTATTATTAGTTTCTAAATCGTAAGTAACACGAAAAATACCAGATCTTACATTCTTAATTGTAAAAATCATCCCACAAAACCAATTCATTTCTCTAGTAAATGATGATGGTGTCTTTATGCTACCGCAAGAATTAAGTCCATATTCTTTTTCCATTTGTTCCCAAGATTTAACTCTTACTTTCTGTCCTACTTTATACATTCCTGTCTCCTTGTGATTAACATTGATAAGTCTCCTTTTTCAAACATCTCACTTGTAAAAGTCCACGGAATTGCAGTCATTGTATAATAATAGGTATTACCAAGATTTTTTATAGTATCTATTCGTAATTTTTTCCCACAATATTTCTTCATTTCTCCCACAAAACTGCAATAATTGTTACATCGAATAGCACCATAATAATTAACACCAAATTCTTTAACCATATCATCCCATTGACGAATCTGAACTATGTCTCCTACTTTGTATCGCTTCATATAAATCTCCTAATGGTGTGATCATGTCTGTAGACCACATATATCTACCGTTATCTTCTTCGATTCTAAAAACATTGTCGTATATAAAATATGAAACAGTTATAGTAGTTCCACAAAATCTACACATGTCTTTAACAAAAAATGCCAAACATGGTATATATGTTTCATCCCCAGTTTGAGCGGTTCCGAACTCTCTTTCCATATCATCCCAAGAACGAACTTTATATTTCTTTCCTATCTTTACCATAATCTACCCAACCATCATGACATCAACTGCATTCTTAAATTTTCTCAGCATTTCCGGATTAGAAGAAATGATTTTCTTTCTTCTTGCTCCTGCTTTGCCATGTTTGTTAATATAACGAACTTCTAAATTATGCCAATTGATCGGACTCATTTCTCCCATCTTTTTGTATACTTTTCTATATGTAACCATTCCTCCGTTGCTCTTATCTCCATATTTTTCTACGAGAGGAGCAATAATAGAATCTGTTGCATCCTGATTACAGATTGATTTATATTTTTCATACAGATCTCCTAACGCAGCACTGAAGATAGATCTTAAAGTATCATTGGCATAGACAACATCATAAGTACTAAATTTACTTACTGGATTATATTTTTCTTTGTAATCTTTCACTTCCTGATCCCAACAGATACCATAATTTTTATTCATATACTTATATACAGTTTTCATTACAGAGCCACGATCAGAGAACTTGTCACAAGTGGTCAGAACCTAAATCATCTGGTACATATCATTTTTCCATTTTTTACCAGGATTCTCTACTTTCTTCACTGGGATAGGTGTCGTAACAATTTTCTCCTGAACCATCATAGAAGCTAAACGCCCCATATCTTCAAAGATTTTATCTACTTTTCTTTCTAATACTTCAATTTTGTTATTGAAATCTGGCAGCTGTAACTGAATAACGTTTGGATTATTAACTTTTTTCTCAAGGAAAGCTGCTGCCAGTACATCTTTTGCTTTGAGCTGATATGCTACAAGTTTTTCTGCTATTCCCGGCATTTCCTTTTTCATAGTTGGAGTAATTGAGATTTTAGCCAACCATAATGGTAAATAATCTAATTGTAAGCACATAACATTCTGATTCCCGCCATTGGTAAGGAGGGTAAAATTTTGTACCCCCTTTGAAATTACTGAATCCGTTTGCATTTTTCTTCTTTCATATTTGATCCGGTTATCATCTAAACCGATAGCTTCACATACCCAGCGAGCACCAACCCAAATATTTCCATCAGGATCCTGTGCTGCTTTAATAATATCTCCGTTAAATTCTACTTCTTTTGCTATTAATTTATCCATAATGATTTCTTCTCCATTAATATAAATTTGTTAGTGGTCCATTCTGTACAACTATTGATTTTCTTATTTTAGCCGTTAGATTTTCCATCATCTCTTACTTCCAGATTCTTTAAATCTTCAATACTCCAGGGTTCTTCATCTTCCCATTTGATAAAATCAAATTTAATATCAAACATATTCATTAATGCACAGTTTGCTAATCCCCAAGTTTCTAATATTTTAATTGGCTTTTCTGTATAGACTAATAAGAAACCATTTTTCTCTCTTGCAATATATTTATAATTAGGCAAAAGTAGATCAAGAAATTTCTTTTCTTTTGATGTAATTGTATGTTTCTCTACATATTCTAATTCTGACCATTCATATCGCCTAATTCTGCAACTTTTATAATCAGCAGGAACATAAAATTTGCACATATCACATTTAAAACAATCACAAAAAGTAATTTCACCTGACTTTGTAACTGAAAATGGATACCCTTTGCAAGCAATATCTAAAATTTCTTTTGCAAAATTTTCCTTATTTTTCATAAAAATCACCTCAATAAAAAATTTCTTTTACTGCTCCCCAAAACATAATTGAATTATCAATATCAATACCCCATTGTTCCTCATGTGAAGAACATGTACTCTCATACTCATACACCGGGAAACCAACTGTAATATCTTCTGCCTCAATAACTTTTCCTACTGATGTAGGCCCTTTATCTTCCTGATAGTAGTAAACTATTCCTGTGAGGAATTCTATTACTGTTTCTTTATACTTTGGATTGCACCAGACATATACCCTATTTCCTGAATCATTCTCTATTCTCCAGATAACGTCTTTGTACTCTCTTGCGTTGTTGCACAGTTTTAGCCATGCCATTGCATAGCTTTCTGTTGTAGGTGCTGTAAAATCGGCTGTAATCATTACAGCCTTTTTCCGCTCAATAGATAATTTCTCTTTTAACATAGTTATCCCTCTTTTCTTTTTAATATTAAACGTCCTAATGTGTTTAATATATCTCTACATTGATAGTTATGCTCATAAAAATAAACGGAAGAATTATAATATACTTTACACTCTCCATTAAAGCGTAATCTTGTTGGGAAAGAACAAAATATATTGGTTAAAGCATATCCATTTGCCCATGTGAAACCTTGCTTTTGCGCTTCTTTGATTAACGCTATATATTCTGCTTTATTATTCACCAAAACAGTACAACATTTCAAATCTATCATTTACGTTTCCTTTCTGACCATTATGAGTCTCCGCAATCCTCCAACTAGAGCCATGCATTTAGGATAATCTCGTGCACATCTGCCACGGCTAGAACCCCAATATGTTTCATATCTCCTACTAAATTCTAATCTCGTTGGAAACTCACAAAGGACTCTATTTAAAGGGGCCCCACTCACCCATCTAAAGCCTTGTTTCTTAGCAATTTTAGCCACAGCTATATATTCTTCTACATTGTTAACCAATACTGTACTATCTCTCAGATCAACCATAACTTTCCCTTCTGTCTTATAATTATCAATTCTTGTAATCTACTCATCAAATTTTTACAATGATAGTCACAATATTTTTCATGATATCCCCCAAATGTGACCCTTCCTCTTTTATCAAAAAACAATCTTGTTGGAAATGTACAGTAGATATAATCTAAAGAGTCTCCAGAATTCCACTCACATCCTTGTTCTTTCGCAATCTGAATTACTTTTTCATATTCTTTTTCATCTTTAACTCCCACAATACAGTCTCTAAGTTCAATCATTTCCACCCCCAACCTTTCCAGATAAGCATTTTCTTCAAATTTTTACATTTGATGAAGCTTGGTGTATACTCTTTTGTCTCTTCACAATAGCCGAACCATCTGCCTGATACGTCTTGATGAAGTTCATATATTTTCATGAGGTCGCCTCCCTTGTCATTACTAAATATCTCAAACTATTTGCCGGAAGTAACATTGCATTGTTAAAATACCATGATACTTCTTCATCATCTATTGATAAGAAATATTCATCTAATACAAGATCTGTAATTTTAGTTACTACACAAATTTTTCCACAAAGTTTATACATGTGGCTGTTAAAAAATAATCTTCCCATTGAATTTTCATAATGGTAATACCACCCGCTAACTAAATTTTTTCTAATCACTACTCTGTCTCCGACTTTATATCTTATGATTTTCCTTTCTAATTTCTACAAGTCTACTTAAATTTCCTACTGGAATAAGTGATGATCTGTACCAGTATCCTTCTGGAGTACCAGATAGATAGTAACCTGTATAACTTATTCTATTGATTCTATAAACTTTTCCGAGATACTTCACCCCTATCTCATGAACTGCTAGGTTACGTTTTACACGAACCCAATCTCCAACTTTTAATTCTTTTTTCTCTTGCATATAAGTCCCCCTAGACACTGAACAGGTTCTAACATTATGTCACTGAAAACCCACTCGCATGTTTCATCTCCTAGCGCTAACCTATAGTTAATATAACCAGGATAAAATGATGAAACTTTATCTATGATTTTATAGGCATGACCACAGAATTTTTGCATATCAATGTTAAAAAACAGGAATGCATCAGTATGATCATAATAATATTTTGTACCACCTTTCAAACCACTTCTAACCCTTACTATGTCTCCTATTTTATATTTCTCTTGCATATCAAACTCCTTAACCCACTAGCAGACATCAACATTGCGTCGTTGAACAGCCATCTGAATGCCTCTTCTCCCAGAGATAATTCATAAGTTTCACAACCATAATCATACTCACCTGAAACTGTTATTACTTCATACATTTCCCCACGAAATTTTTCCATTGCTGAAGCAAAATATAACTTTCCGCATAACGGATTCGAATAAGGATATTCCAATCCGCCAACTAAATCTTTCCGAACTATGACTCTATCTCCAACTTTATATTTCATGTTTCCTCCTCTTATCAATTAGTACAGTTAGTCCTTTGTAAGGAATAAATTCCTCTGCTGGAAACCAATAATCACTAGCTTCTTCTAATTCATAAGCTTTTCTTTCAAAAGTTTTAGAAGTTAGTTCTATAATTGATTTTATGGTACATATATTTCCTAATAAATAATTTATATCTACGCCCCATAGAATACGAGGAGTATTAGATCTAAAAATTACTTTATCTCCTCTCTTCATATTGCCTTCTTTCATGGATAGCTAAAAATAAAGTACCTTCTGCAGGAATAAACATATCCAACTTAAAAATATATCCTGATTCTTTAACACAACAATAAGCCTCAAAACCTCTAGGGTTATTTATGGATATTATAGTCATAATTTTTCCTTTAACTTCTTCCACAGGAATACACCATATGCATCCATGCAATCTAGGATCAACTATTACTTTATCTCCAACTTTCATCTTATTCCTCCAATATAAAATCAAGTACTTCTACAATACCCATACCTGATATATCTAATAGTTTCATTTCCTTTGAAGCATACTGTACAATACAAATCCCGTCCTTGATTGTGCAGCTTATTATGCTTCTCTTTTTTAATAACTTATCTAATTCCATAATAGCTCCTTGATAATTCTCTTGGGGAGTCGAACCCCAAGAGAACTGTTTATTTTATTGTTTACTCAGCATCTGGAAGATAGAACTTTTTGATTCTATCCTCTCCTACAGCTTCGACAGCAGCCATTGCTACCTCATGAGAGCTGAAGTAAATACCATCTGTAATTTTTCTTCTGCTCCATGTGGAATCAACTTTCTCTGTCTCTCTGTTCCAGCAGAGTTTGTATTTTCTCTGAGAGTGATCATCCCAATCAATCTCATCGTTGTGATCAATAGCGAAGCGTTTAAGCTCTGCTACAATCATCAGATACTCAGCAGCTGCGTCTCTCTCTTCCTCAGTCTTGAAGCAGTTACCTACTGCAAGTCTCATTACATCTTTCTGGTTCTCTGCTGTGAATACTCCACCGTCTTTCTTTCCTGTACCCCACAGATAGAAGTACTGCTCACCTTCTGTTGGCTCCCAATGTTTCTGTACTGTCTCTGGTGCATCAACCATTCCCTGAAGTGCTCCGATGAGTTCTTTAAGCTCGTCCTGTCCAAGTGCTGCCATAATTTTTGTAATAATAGTTGTGTTCATCATAATCATAATCTCCTATTCTTGTTTGAAATTTGTTTTTTGTTGTTTGTTTTAATCTTTACCCATATTCAGTTGTAATTTTTCTATATTCAGTTGTAATTTATATGAAAACCTCTTAGTGGGCTAGAGGTCAATCATATACTTTGGCATAAACATTCCTCCTTTACTGTGATTTTATATCAATAATGTCACAAGCAGAATAATACTGATAATGACTTAAAGCCATACCAATTGCTTCCATTTCATTTATTGCGAGGATTTCACAACAGATTTCATTTCCGCTGTAAGTCTGAAGATAAATATGGAAGAATTTCTTTGCCTTCTCCTCTTTCGAGAATATATAAGTACAATCATCTGTATAAGCTGTTGTGTAATCAGTGCTAATAGGTGATGCTTCTTCATCATAATTTCTCCACCAGTTTCCATAACCACCATAGGCAGCTTCAATGTACTCAAATGGTTCCTCGCATGGTAAAGCAAGAATCTTTTTCGCTTCTTCAATTGTAGAAAGTAATGCCTCTACATTGATTGTTTCTCTTGTAGTGTGTTCGTCGAAATAACCAGAAGATAAATTGACTGCTGCTACACCGAGTGCCGGAGCAATTGTTGATATATCACTCACAGAACCCCATGCTGTTTTGAAATATCCAGTAGACTCTATGAACTCTTCAAAATCTGGATTGTCACAAGAGTAGAATACACAGTCATTGGTCCCTCTTCTATCAATTTCAATGATATAATTTATATCATTGTTTACTATATAGTCACTTACAGCAAACTTCTCAGCACCGATACATCCTTTTTCTTCATCCTCTGTAAACAATACAGAACAATGATACTCTTTAATAATTTGCAGAATAGCGTAGATGCCACACCGGTCATCTCCCCCAATCCCTTGAGGAGAAGACATGATTGCTCCAGTGTATTTGATTTTCTGGACACATTCTTCATGTACTGTATCCATATGAGCAACTAAGAGTACTGGGAAAGTTCCCTTAGCATAGAGGAATCCATCTTCTGATTTAGGCTCATAACCTGCTGCTTCCAACTTGGCTTCCAGGTGACTCTTTAAAGTCATTTGTTTCATTCTCAAAATCTCTTCTAATTCTGTAATTTTATATTTATTTTTACTCATCTCCGGTCTCCTCTTCTATACAGTCTGGACAAAGTCCTTTGTCACCTTCTTCAATTAAGTAAGTTTGTCCACATACGCAAGTATTTACTTTTTCAATGGGATAATACTCATCTTCAGTATCTACATATGCATATTTGTTCTCTAAGCATCTGCCACAAACATTTTCATCTGTAGATTCAATATAAGTCAAATCATCATTGTTAGTTAACTTTCCACAACAGTCACAAGTGGAAAAATCTTCAGAGATACATTCATCACAGATGTCCTCATCTAACTCCCCGTAATAATGAATACTCGAATTGGGTACTCTTTCACCGCAGTGATCACAATAAGTGGAACAACCACTACAATACCATTCTCCATTGATACAGTACATTTCATCTTCGTCATAGCGATCACCGCAATCACAGCATCTTCGAGAGCCGCTGTAGGCATAATTATCATAGCAATCTTCACAAAGAAGTGTACTTTCTATATTATGCCAATCTCCACATTTTACACAGTAGATATCATGTCCAACTGTCATATGCCTATTATCTACTCTTCCCTTGGGAATCATTTTGATAATTTTACTTACTGAGCACTCACTCTGGCACTCATAATCTCTGTAGTGGGTACCTTCAGAACTAATAACTGAGCAACAAGCAGAGGTGCCGCCTTTCTTTCTCCAAAGGTTAGGAGCCACCAAACAATCAGCGATGATTTTCTGAAGCTGTGCTCTAATTGGAGTATACAGTGAGTTTTTGCCATCGTTACATTGAGGGTAGAGTCTTCCCTGTACAAGGATTCCATCTTTATAATGGAATAACTGACGGATGATTTTCGGCTCGAACTCTAAGTCATTGCCGTCGTACTCTTTATCTACCTGATAGTAAACCATTGTAGTTCCATCAAGGAGATAACTCATAGTTCCGGAACAGTGACAACCTGAGAACCCATTAGGATTGTTTTTATCAAGTGTGTGGCAAGAAGACCAGCTGTTTCCATTGGAGGACAATAGATAATCAACTGGATTAACTGACAGGATAGTGTGCCGAACAACGTCAAGAGGATTGATTGCATCTGAATATTTGGCATACCTCTTTTCAAAATCTGAATAGGTATTAGAAGTAATACCTATAAGTGTACAGATTTTCTTCACTGCTCTTGAGGTTTTCTGACCTGCTGAAATACCTTTAATATCAGGATAGCATTCTTTAATTAAAGAAGCTGTTCGTTCGTCCAAAAGCTGTTCTCTGTAATCTCTCAGTGCAAACAAAGCATCTGTGCGTCTTCCCTTGATAATCATCCAATTAATGAAATTATAAATTTTCTCCTCGTCTGGCTGTCCCTTGATGTTCTGATCAAATGCTACATAGCATTTTTCATCATTCCAATTCGGATGATGTCTTAATAACTCAATCAAAGGTGCCTTGTTATCTGCCCATGTGTTGATAATTTTGTCAATGGCTGAATTACCCCAAGGGATATCATACATATTAAGAACCTTAATCATACCCTGTTTCATTGTTTCCTTATTCATGCTACAAATCCTCCTAAAATTGTTTCATAGAGCTCCTCAGGAATCTGTTCTTTTCCTAAGTACTGTTCAGAGATTTCTCTTGCTCTCTGTACAGCTAAAGTTCCCTTATCTTTGACTCTGTCATAAAAGGCTTCAACAGTATTCATTACTTTTGATACTGTCTCGTACTCTGTATACAGCTCTTTGTCGTCTGACTGGATCTGTTCAAACACTTCCTGTACTCCATAGGTTACGAAGCATTCTGGACAATAATCATTGACTAAAGATCCGGAAATAATCTTTCCGCAGTGCTTACAGATGGAGAGTTTATAATCTCTCTCATCCAGATCTTTATAGTCACCGTTTTCAAACTTGAATACCTCATACTGGTCAAAGATATAAGCTGCTTCGTAGCTCTTAGCGAGCTCCTCAAACTGAATCAGAACCTCTACAGAATCCTCTTTTTCTTGCGAAAATGTTTTTATTTTCTTGTTTAGAGGTTTCATTTTAAACTTGCTGTCCTCAATGTAGAGAAACTTTGAGTCAAAGTTCTCTGTGATGTCTTCTCCTAAGACATAGTTTTTGAAGAGGAATCCAAGGACAATATCAATGTCCTTAGATTCTACCTCTGATGAAGTGATTCTGTTATCTTTATATAAACTAATAAGTGTTGCCATTTGTTTTCTCCTTTCTTAACTGTAACTGCATTATAAACCAGTTTGTAAAACTTGTCAATACTTTTTACAAACTTGTTTAAGAAATTTTCTTTCCTTTCTCGTTAAACTGTTTTGGTTCACCAAGAGATACAAGATAGTCCTGCAGGTAGAGAGCAAGACTTAATTCAACTCTTTCTGGATAAGCAGCTATTCCTTTTGCTTTAAGTGTACTTGGCTCAGTTCCTCTCATAATAGGCAATACTTTTACTAATCCAATATCTCCGTAGAAGCAATAAATTTTATATAAGTTCCTAATTATCTTGTCACATAATCCATCTCCTGATAAGTTATAACCAGCTTTACAACAAGTAGATATAATACTTTCATAAGCTATCTTACCTTTTGCTTTAATTATCCTGTAAGCGGATGTGTAACTACCAATAGTTCCTGGTTTTCTTACCCCTTTGTCTTCTGCAATGCTTAAATTATATTCATCAACCACTTCCTGCAACGCTACAGCATTCGGTTCACCTAAGATAAGATTTGCCTTATGCATCTGCAGCGGAGTAACTTTTTCAGTATACAAGCTCTGTCTTGTAAAGATACTTGCTTCGAAATGTCTTCTCTCATCTGGATCAGATGGGGCTGAAGTAATAACAACACATTCGAGCTTATCTAAAATACCTTCTGATGCAATAAAACGACCATAGCCATCCACTATGGAAAATGTGCTTTCTTCTGGATGTGGCACTACTAACAAAGCATCCATAATCATATGATCAAAATTGTCATGCATCGCTTTAATTTTTCTATGATTTCGTGTCTCTAACCGCTGATAAGCAGGATCAACAGACATCAGTTCCCTTGGAATTACTGCGCATGCCTTTGTACCAGAGATTAATAAGTTGCTCATAACTGTGTTGTAAACGATGTTTTCCATTTTGTTTTCCTCTTTTCTTTTTTATATAATAAAAAAGAGCTGTTTTCACAGCTCTAATTTTATTTCATAGTTTAATAGTTACATTCTACTAAGTTGGTGAGATACTCAATACCATGACCACATAAAGCAGTCAGAATTTCATCTAATATGTCAAATTCTCCGTCTGTTTCGCATGATTCAAGAGCTTGAATGATTCCGTAGCCTTTTTCATACTCACTGGTATTCACAAGTTCCTTAGTTACTGTGTCACCGAGTTTTTCCTCGGCATAATCAACTCTGTAGAGTCTTTCCTTTGCTGTCTTCATCTTGAAAACCTCCTTGATATGATTAATTCTTTAAGATTCGTTGGATCCCTTGTCCAAATCAAATCTTTATCTTTGTATTTCATTTCATAAGTAAGTCCATTTACAGTTGACTTATATAGAGCTTTTATAGAGCAAATGCCACGAATAGTGCTCAAATTTTCATCGTAATTACTGCCTATCATAAAACCATCAGGTCCAATAATACAAAAATCTTGACTGCCATAATTCGCCGTCTCGCAATCGGTAAGAACAAGATAGCTTCCTGCTGGTGTGACAGCTATCATTCCAGACCGGAGCTTCTTCCTTAAATCAACCATGTTGCCTCCTTTCTATTAATGTACGGACAGATGAAATAAGTTTCAGGTCTTCAGCATAGCTCCACCAATAATGGAAATTAGGTCCAATAGATCCATTGTGTAATAAAGGATTTTCTTTATAGTAATAAACTAAATATGCTAAGCCATCAATAAATTTTATTTTGCCTACACCGTACTCTTGATGAAAAACTATATCACCTGTTTTCATTGCGTCTCCTTTCTATTAGCTTGCACAAAGACACTGAATGTACAAGAGTAAGTGATCCTTTGAAACATAACCAATAGTGACAATCTGGACCTTTACCACCACCATCATGTAAGCGATTATCTTCTTTATAAAAATAAACTAAATATAGCGTTAAACTATAAATATTAATATCTACTATTCTCCCTACGCCGTAGTCGTGTCGCCACACTATATCACCTATTTCCATTGTTGCCTCCTCTCTATTAATGATGCTAGCGGAGGAAGACACTTCATTATTTTAATGTTGTCAGAGCTAAACCACCAACCATGGTTGTCTGGACAGGAACCTGGCTCTATTGCACCATCATGTAGGCTATCATTTGCTTTGAAAAAGTACACAAGTTCATTGCCAGGTCTGAGTTTTATAACTTTGCCTAACCCACAAGATGGGTCTTTAATGTAGTCTCCTATCATTTGCCTTGCCTCTTTTCTATAAAATGTCTCAATGGTTTCTTATGCAAGAGCTTGATTTCATCTTTACTATAAACCATACAGTTTATAACAGCTCTACCATCAACTGAGCCACTATATAAAAATATTCTATTGTAGGAATGACTATAAGTGACTACATAAGGGTAAGGGACTATACCCCTATACCATATCAGCTTTCCTATTTTATCTTTACGATTATATACATATATGTTCTGCATAGTCATTCCTTTCTCTTGGTGATCAGATCAATCAGCGGTCTCTTTCTGAGAAACCTAATATCTTCTTTTCTATGACAAGAAGCATTAGTTATATATCTTCCTTTATAATCCCCAGTGAAAAATGAACGTCTATGATTATACTGTTCTACTACATAAGGATAGGCCCATAATGTTTTGTCATAGAGAACTAGCTTGCCGTAGCCGACATTAGTCTTTACATAAATATGTCTCACCGTTATTCTCCTTTTTAATTTTATTTACGTGTTTATAATAGCAAACACCTGTTCTCTTGTCAAGCATCTATATAACAGAAACTTCCGGTTCCTGTATCTACAGTACAACAAGCATGTTCGTACTTCATTATCAGACGATTAAATTTCTCTTCTGACATAGGAGTTTTCACTCTGAACGGATGTGCCCAAGGTGAATCCACTTGCATTCTATTAGGAAGCAAATATACAGGATTTCCTGCAATGAGTGCTTTCTGTGCTTCTCTTCTGGTTACCTTCTTTAACATATTGTTCCCTTTCTAAGTAGCATAGTTAAACATCTTGGAGGAAAACGGGTAGCCCTAGGTTTCATGCTACCCTTTTTGAGCAATTCAAGATGCTTAAATATACTGCTTATGCAGTATATTGTGATAACTGGTCTAAGGTACCGGTATAGTGAGCGTCTACAATTTCATCGTCATAGACCTCATCAGTTCCGTTGGAGTTCATGATGCAAGATGCGAGATCATTGATGAACCAATCATCTGTGCTGTCAGTGTACCATGAGAATTGATTTCCATTGGCACATGTCATAGTTACGAGGTCCGTGTCTTTATCTACTTCCTGGACTTCAGTTACTATACCTGTTAGAGGGTACAGGTCTTTGCATTCTCCATCTGTTGTTGGAGCTGCTGATACTGGGGTTGTTATCATCATAGTTGTTAATACTACTGCTAATAATTTCTTCATGATTTTTATTTCCTTTCTTATATATCTTATATAACTACTATAAATTTATAGATATCTACATACTGGTCTAACTGATATACAGGTGCCTTGTCAAAGATAGGCAACAGTCTATCAATCATACCTTCATATTGCCTTGTGAGTTCTGCTAAGATAGCTTCATACACTACATTGGACAACTCACAGAATTTCAAAATCATAATCTCTTGGATAGTGTAGACATTATTTATAGCAGATTCCTCCTTTAGATAAAATTTACTATCTCTCTTGCTAAGTATGAGTACATGACAGACACAGATATCTTGTGCCATGATCCATTCTGGAACATCATTACTGGAATATCAAAAGGATCCTTTGGACGTTCAGTGCATATAAACTGAAGCCCATTTCCTCTAATAAATAAGGCTCCTTTAGGTACTGTGTAACCCAAAAGAGCCTCTTTCCGTTGCAGTCGGACGGTTGTGTATTTAATTGTCATGTGTTTCACTCCTTTATATATTCCATGATGTCACCTGGTTGACAGTTAAGTATTTCGCATAAATGCATGATAGTATCTACTGCTACATTTGCATTGTCGGTTAATCTCTTAATAAGAGTAGGAGACATTTTATAGTCTTCTCTTAAATTACGTTTTCTTAGTCCTCTTTCTCTCATAAGATTCCAGAGTTTTCTGTAACTTACGTTTCCCTTGTATCTTTTTGCCATTTCTTTTCTCCAATCAAAAAAGACATCTCTTTCGAGATGTCTCAGTCTGCGCAAAGCACTCCTATTTTAGACCATGAGGCTGGTCCTCTGTCTACTATAGTACACAAGTCTGGATGAAATTCATGCGGCATAAAGATTTTATCAATCCAATTGTCCGCTGCTACTTCATCTATAAAGTAAGTTTCCGTTGTGTATTCTACAGTAGTATACGGTACTCTATGTAATATACTAACGTAATACATATATCACTCTCCTTTTGTCCCTATTTTAGTTCCATCTGGGAAATCAAAGGAACAGTTAAATTCTGCTCCCATACAACGAGCTATTTCTTGAAGTTCATCAAGAGTGAATTTGCCTCTCTGGATTCTTTTAGATATATTCTGTTGAGTTACTCCCAAACGAGCACCAAGTTCCGTTTTGCTCATGTTTGCCTTGGCTAAGGCTGGATTAATAATTCTCTGCATAGGTTTATACCTCCTACAGAGATTATAAATTATCTAGTTCCCTTGTGCAAGTGAAAAGATTCCTGTTTCAGCATTGTAAAAATATCCTTTGCCTTGATATTTTCTCTGACAGAGATTTTGGAATCTTTCCAAAGACATAAAACTTTCACCGATTAATATTGCTCGATCATCTCCAGCACATCCTACATAGTAACTTTCGCCTAGTACCATTGCCAAGCGTTCCATTGCTCCTGGATAGAATAAAGTTATTGCTCCTTCGTCTCCGACAGAAGTAGTCACTATCCACCATGGATAATCTGATTTTCTCATTTCTGTTGTGTAGAATCCTTCATCTTCATAAGGTTCACCTGTTAATTTCACTTCCATACACTGACCAATGGAACAAAGAATTCCTGGATACATTTTCTCTAATGACTCAAGATACACTGACTTTCTGTCCTCTGGTGTTTTGAATGAATCATTGCCAGAGAACTGTTTATATAATACTTCTAAGTTCATATTAATACCTTCTTTCTAAATACCATGTTTCGCTTGCGAAGTGGGCTAAAGCCCCTTCTTCAGCTGCTTCTATTTCTATTGGTTGTCCTTCGCTCACAACAGCCGATTTGATATAATCATCTACTGTTTTGGATGTGCCATTATTAGACACAACACAAGATACTGTGTCACCTACTGTGAAGCCTTTTCCTTTGTAACTCCAAGTGCGCTTATCAGGAGAAACTATTGAGATACTTCTCCCTGAAACAAAATATACAGTGCCTATCATTGGACGGGTACTGTCTTCTGTAGCTCCTGTAGGTTTTACTACAGCCAATAAAAAAAGGAGTGCTATTAACACTCCTAATAATGAAGGAATTACTACTTCCTTGATTAATTTCTGCTTTACTTTGTCTGCCTTGTTCATAATGATTTCCTCCTAATTGTTTCCTCTAATCAAAAAAGGTAACCGGTATTGAACCAAACCGATTGCCTTGTTAAAATTTTTCAAAGAATGTCCTCAACAGTATCTATATCTGCATAGCCTACTACTTTACCTGTAAACAAATTGATAGTGTATGTACAATCTGTTTCCATTACTGGGATCAGCAGATTTGCTTTGTGTTTCTGTTTCTTAATAGAGTCTTTCCAGAGAAGTGACAGTTCGCTTGTTGTCGGACACATTAAATCCATGTCGAGAATTTCACTGTACCTAAGAATACAGAGAACGGCTTCCTTCTGCTTTGCTGAAAGAGTGGAATACAAAGACCTAAACTCTTCGAGTTCGTTATTCTCAAGCCATTCTTTCAGAAGGTCTTTGGCTTCATTAATTGATTGCCTAAATTCTGCCTTGCCTTCTGTAATTTCTACATAGACATTGTTGAGTTCCGCCCATGCTTCATAGTCGGCAATATACTGGCAGAACTGTTCTGGTGTGTAGCTGAAAGAAAATTCGTTGAGAACATCTGTCCAGTTTCCATTGTTACAGATGTAGAGTTCTCTGCCTAAAACAGATTTCAGCTCTACTGATGTGGTTTTCTTGTTGATGATTCTTGTGTAGATAGTCTTTGTCATAATTTTTCCTCCTGCCTTTTAGAGTGGCATAACTCATATTATTTTTTTGCTTGTGTTTCAACAACATAGACCTTGCCCGGTCTGCACTTAATCTGTTTAATCTTCATGCCATCTCTACGACGTGCTTCTGGCGTGTCGGTGTAACCTTCGAAGCTATTAAAGCCCACCGGCGGTAATCTGTGACCTTCGGAATACTTGACAGGTAAACCATGACCGAATACAGGTTTGGAATCTTCTTCCCATGAGATGTTATAGCCCTGACCGTCAACTCGTGCCTGTGAGTAACAGCCGCTTTTTGAGCCATACATAGGTTGTGGATGCTTCTTCTCACGTGGAAGCATGGAAGCTATAGCTCTAGTATCTCTACGACATTTTACAGGTTCTTCACTGATAAAATCAGCAGAGTTCATGAAAGCTATAATGAAATGTCTAATATCTGGATGGTCTTTAGTAGTGGTGTCTACCCATCTGTAGCCATTCCAGACTTTGAGCCGTGACACTCTGTAATGTGGTCTAATACACACGTAAAGTGTGCCATTGACATTACCAAAAAGGCTGTAAAGAGGTAACACATAGTTGTGAAAGTTAGTGCCAAAACCTCTGACCTGTGAACATGGTTTCATAGTTAATTCCTCCTATCATATTGATATGACTACCTACGACCGGTAGTCATAGGCAGAGCATATCAGTACGATTAAGCCATACGAGTCTCCATAGATTCCTCTGCTGATACTTTGATAGCGTCATCTACTGGAATACCTAAGTATTCAAGATAAGACAGAATCAGCTGTCTGGATGCTTCGACTTCTTTACCATAGTTACGCTTTAAGCCCTTAGAGCCTGCCTGTAATTTACCCCAGATGAATGCACACAAGTTGTTAGCAACCCATGCTGGTGTAGCACCTAATGTGAAGTTTTTATACATGGAATCATCTGTACCGTCATTGGCAGTATTGAATACTGGTGACATGATGTCTTTACAGAGTTCTTTCACATATTTGAAATCACGCTGTCTATCAGCGTCGAATGACTCAACGTCATTGTAAGTAGCCTGATAGTCTTTAGCATTGACATAGAGTGAATGAAAGCCTGTCAGTGTGAATGTACCGCCTGTCTGGAAGTAAGCCCATACATAGACGGAAGCAATGCGATTGCTAGTAGGCTTAGGGCAGAAACTGTCCTCTGAATATCTTTCAACAAGCTCTGATTTGAAAGTGTCAAGTGCTTCTTTAGCAGACTCAACTTTAGCGTCAAGGTCAGCTTTTTTAGCCTTAGATACTTCACCCTTTTCAAGGGCTTTTGTTCTTGATGCAACAGCTTTAGAATATTTATCAGACAACTGTAAATAGTGCTGTCTGTCGTATTCTAACTGTACATCTTCACCAAACCGCTGTACATTGACAACCTGTTTTGGTGCAAATAACTCTTTCTCATTCTTTCCTGTGATTGTAATTTTAAAAGTTTTGTTTGACATAATAATTTCCTCCTGTGGATTTATTTTATTGTTTATCACTTAAAAAAATATATAGTTAGTCCGTAGACTGTTAATAAGCATATGTAATATAGACAGCACTCTTGCGCTCTATTACTAGAGATTCCAGACAATCCCATCAAGGTGAAAGTTTGGACGTGGCAAGCTACCCATCAAGGTGTAGACGCACTAACTATATATGATTTCAAGGAACGTACTCTTGCATCATGCAAGGCAATATGGTATAATAGTTACAATAACTGTTTAGGGTTTAGGGGGCAAAAGCCCCCTATGGCTCAAGGTATTCTCTATAGTCACGGTATGAAGCAAAAAGCATATACCGCTGGATAGAGTCCACCCATCCCATGAACCCATCTGGAACGTCAAAACCTTTAAGGTTCATGTAATCACCTCCTATTCAGTTATCTCTGCCCTTGTTAGCGCAAGGGCTTTTTTGTTGCTCAACAAGTTGTGCTCTTGTTGATGATTGTACTTTATCACAACTGTTTGGTTGTGTCAAGTACTTTTTAAAACTTTTTTGAAAAAGTTTTATTTACTGTTTTAGGAATTTTTCTGTGGATTCCAGAGCCACCGCTTGAACACTGCCGACTGTCTTTCCCTGTCGACACGTTTATACTACTACGGATTACATAGAATGTCAACACTTTTTTGAAAATATTTTTATTTACACGTTTACAAAAGCCCGCAAACCCGCATAAATACAGGCTTTTTGGCATGAAAAAAAGTTTTTTCGTGAAAAATTATTTCCTATTAAAGCGAAAAATAAAGGTCGTCAGGATTAGACAGATTGCATACAGAGTGTAATACGTATTACTGTATGTACTTATATACATAGTGTAATACATATGAATATTTAGAATAGATTAAATATTTAGAATAGAGTGTTAATTAGTAAAGTTTAATCAATTATGTCTGCTATTCGTGATTTAATAAAAGTTGCGCGTGCAATTTTGTTAGAATCACAATAGTTTTGCAATTTTTCATATTGTGAGTTTGATAATCTGATAGTTATGTTTTTTGTATTGTTTTTATTCCATTCTTCTGCATATTTCTTGTTATATTCATAATTTGACATAAATATACGCCTCTTTTCTATTCAATTTGTTTAATTGTATATACAATTTACCTGAGCTGTTTTTACCAGAAGTCAATTGTCAGACAATTCAGTACAAATATAATTATTTGCCAGAAACATTATTCTTCAATGTACAATTATAATAACAATTTGATTTTCCTGTGGGTCTGAGCTGAGAAATCAGACACAATTCAATACAATTCGTTATATTGACTGAATATTCTGATTACTTTAGTACTGTAAAATTCTGTAGTATTATCACTGTAAAATTTTCCAATTGTAAAATTTCAATACTGTAAAATTTCGCTACGGTACGGATGTATAACACTGATTTATTAAAGTATACTAGGGCTATCCACTTTATCACTTTAAAGCCTTAAAAACGGGGCATTTATAAAACGATACATCTTACCGTTGCATAAATCCTAGCATTCCTACCATTTCAGTCAGAAACAATCAAAATCAGTCCAAACTGTTCACATTTGCCCACTAAAGGTTTGAAAATAAGCATTTTCGCACGTTTTAGACCGGGGGTACTTATGCCCTGAAAGCCTTGAAAACGCAGTGTTTTCCGGGGATGCAGAGCTTTTTTGACACCAAGTTCAGATTTCGGATCCATGTTCCCAGATTCTCCGATCATCACATCTCTCTCACTCGATTTCCAGATCAGAGTTTCTTCCTTATTATATATGTTTTCCTGATTCACCTGTTTTTATTTTTCTAAACAAGTTTGTAAAATTCTGTTGACATTTTTCATGGTTAATGCTATAATACACTTATCCCGAAAGGGATAGAAATCACAGGAGGCACATATGAACGACATTACTTTTATTGGAGTCAATCTTACTCAAGAACTCCAGAAACAACTTGATTCTCACAAATCAGCCATTCTATCTACTGCACCTCCAGATGCAGTAAAAGGCTACAATCTAGGTGTACAAAACACTCTTCTACTCTTAGACTCACTTCTCTCATCTTTCGAATCCAACGAATTCCTGATCAATACTACAGATTCCCACTTAACTGAGTATGACTATGATGAGCTTGAAGCTTTAACCCGTAAACAAGTTTATAAATCATAAGGAGCATTTTATATGAAGACTTTTACTAATACCCATACATTACTATACCACACTAATGATTCAATTTCAATCCCTCTCAGATACTCTATCATTGAAGGCACTACATGGTTCATCGGTAAAGATGTTGCAGCTATCTGTGGTTACAAAGACACCTGGCGAGCTATAAAATACCATGTTTCACCTGAGAATACTGATCATACTATTTTTAATTCCCGTAAACTTATCATCATTAACTACGCAGGTTTCAAAGAAATAGATCCTACCGAAGAACATCTAAACTGGTTTATAAATCATCTCTCAGAAGCGTCTACGCCAACAGAAGCCCCAACAGTATTCAATCATCCAGAATTTGGTGAGCTGAGAACTGTTGAAATAGACGGAGTCGTGTGGTTCGTAGGTAAAGATGTAGCGGAAGCTCTGGGATATAGTAATGCAAGGAAAGCTGTTTTAGTACATGTTGATGCAGAAGACAAGGGAGTAACGAAATGGGACACCCCTGGAGGAACGCAGCAAATGACCATTATCAACGAATCCGGTCTCTACTCTCTGATCCTCAGCAGTAAGCTTCCATCAGCAAAAGAGTTCAAGCATTGGGTTACTTCAGAAGTACTTCCCTCCATTCGTAAGACAGGGGGCTACGTTAACCCATCACAGTCCGACCTTTTCCTAGACACCTATCTCCCATTTGCGGATCAGAACACTCGACTTCTTTTTAAAACTACTCTTGATACTATCCAGCAACAGAACAATACAATTCAGCAGCAGAATCACACTATTTCACATCAGGAAGACATCATTCGTAATCTTACATCAGACATTCCATTAGCAGATAAACGTCAGATCCTCAATAGAATTGTACGCTTCGGAGGAAGTCCTCATACTCGTTGGCCATTCCTCTACAGAGAGTTCGACAATAAGTTTCATATGAATACTAAAGTACAGCTTGAACATTACAATGAGACACATAAACCTAAGCTACAGAACCGTTTAGATTACATAGAGCACATTGGTATGTTCAATGATCTAGCTGAAATAGCATGTGTAATCTTCGGTCCAGACATCGAAAAGTTGTCTGCTCAGTATTATGAAATCTGTAAGTAAATTTTGATTTTACAGTGAGAGGCTTACAACTTTACAGTGAGCCTCTTACAAAAGAAATTTGATCCATATACTCAAATAAAACCATTATATAGGGGGTAAGAAACTTGATCGACACCACAAAAATTTTACCCGGTCAGGAATTTAAGAACATGCAGGAACTGTCAGTAGCTCTTACTGGTCAGAAGATGCCTGCCGGAAACAGATATGTTGTCAGAGTCAATGAGATGAAGAAATATTTTTCATGGGATAAGGTGCCTGGTTCCAACAGAATTATTATTACTGACATTTTTCCTGAACCTGTCACAAAACCCAGGAAAAAATGTAAAAAAAGAATAGCAACACCAAGAGAATATTATCCTCAGGGTAAATACAATTCTATGATTTATGCCAATTTAACTACGTTAGAACTCAACCATAAATATTCTCTTTCAGAACTATTTGAGGAGTTGGGTATGACCAGTTGCAGATTCACGCGTCCAAAGTATTACTTAGATTGTGTAAATACAACTAACCTTTCACTTTCAACTTATAGATATTTTTTTAATAAATTGAACAATTTATTGAGTAAAACTTTATATACTACTCTTACTAATTTTAAAAAGCGAGAATGTATTTCTTATCATATGGAATATAGATACACTTTCAAACAAGGATATGAAGAAATAGACATACCTACAGAAGCTATAGAAGCGCTCAAAGAACAGGCGCTGCAGGAAACTTCATATAAAGATGAATGGTCTGTTTTACATAGTTCTGATTCTCAGAAGTATACTCAATATATTTTAGATAAATTGTCTATATATGGAATCAAAAAATATACTAAATGTTATGTGTTCACTTCTATTAAACCATTTAATAATCTTCCTGAGCCGAGTTTGTCTGAAATGAATACTTTAACAATCGAGAAGCTTTATAAATTTAGCAATAAGTTTGATCAAGTTAATCAGAAAAAGATTCAATCCATCATAAACACCAGTATTTTAAGTCGGTAGACCGGAAGGCGAAGCCTGAGGTCTGAACACATGAAAGTTTTTTCAGCGCTACTTTCTACACTCGGCGGTTAAGCGCCTCGCCTAAAGCAGCTGCTTCTGAAAAAATTTTGCGTTCAGACGTTGATTGTTTTTGTTGGTGAAAAGTTTCCACCAAAATAAAAATTGTACATATATCTTTATATATAAAAATATTTGTACCTTTTTTTATTAAGTAGAAAAAATATTATTCGAAGTTGAACGAATGAGCGAAGCGAGTGAGAGAAAACTATAAGACCCTCATGGCTCGCATAAGTTAAAGAAAGGAATGATTACAATAGCAAAGCAGAAAAAATGTAAAAGATACTTATTCAAGCTCCACAGTGAACGTCTTCGTAGATCACGCTGGAAGCTAGAATATCCATTAGAGGAAGCTCTAAACACAGAAGACATTATTTCTCTGTCTGATAGCCAGATTCTCAGATTCATTGATGAACTCAACGGAGACACCAGTGAAGCCAGAGAAGAAGAAGCTTCTTATATAAAGAAAGAAATCAAGCGTCTCAAAAAATCTGATTCTTCTAAGAAAGATACTCTCATAGCAAATCTCTATAAAAGATTCTATAATCTTCAATTTGTTCCAGATTACATGTGTCTGATCATTGATAAAATGTCTGATTATAACAGAGCCAATAAAGGCTTTTCTATCAATGGAATTAAATATCACAGACTCCTAGGCACCAACGGGGGCATAAAGAATTCTACTATTGTTTATGTCTCTGAAAGGCTATATCCCCAGCTCTATGAGCGTCTCTGTTGCGGCAGGAACCTAGAACAAAAATTTGTGCCAGCTAAACTTGAAGCGTACCAGGCACTGATCTGTTCCGGTAGTATTCCAGTAAGTATGCCAAAAGGGATCATAGTCGTTCCTGACTGCATTACTCATTTCACAGAAGACATTATTCGTGTAGATGACTCTCAGTCTGATGAACCAATAGTAGAGTTCCTCAAGGATCAAGAAATAGAGCTTACGGAATCAGACGGTTACGGAATCATGCTTCCATCACTCTCTTACCGTTGGGCAAGAGAGCTTGACGAAGAAGAAGATTTTTTATCTGGCTGTAATCTCAGAGGACTTCCATGGACAAAGGGCATGGTTTTCACAATGGATTACTTAGCTTTTGGGGAATCTATAGCGAAAAACTTCTATATAAAAGATGCCTGGGGAGATATGAGAGATATCAGAGAGTCTGAACTGATTATTACTACTTCTATGCTTAAATTATGGGATTCCTACTCTTCTTTCGAAGATTACTGGTCCAATATAGAAAAATATCATTATCAAATATCTATAGCCAAGACTGCTCCTGCAAGACTTGATGAGTACAGAAGCACAAATTACCAGTTCCTGCAGAATTACCACCTTACACCGGAAGAAGTAACTGAATTGGTCCGTCCTACAGTAGAAGAAATTCAAGAAATCCTTGGATTAGATTACAGGAAGTCACTCCTATTTCTGAGAGGAACAAATCTTACAGAAGATTCCTATATTGATGAAGAACCGTATATCAATGCTCTCATGATTGAGCCACAGATGATTCATGATCCTTACATCAGAGACAGAATCTACAATATGATAAAGAAAAAAATCAGACAGGCCAAGATTGGTGTACTCAAAGTAAGGGGTAACTTTGCCATCATTGGAGGGGATCCGTATAGCTTGATGCAGAGTATCTTTGGTTTACCGGTCACAGGATTACTCCATGCTGGGGAATGCTGGCATAAACATTGGCTTGATCGAGAAGTCAGCGAGGTCTGCTGCTTCAGAGCACCTATGACAAGCAAATACAATGTGCGTAAGCTTAAGATAGTAGGGACTCCTGATATGACTTATTGGTATAGATATATAAACACATGCATGTTGTTAAACTCATGGGATAGTACTAAGGAAGCTCTTAATGGAGCTGATTGTGATAAAACTCTGTCACCTTATACAGCGATGTATATGTAAAACTCGGTGAACTTACAAATGTAAGGTGTCCGGAAGTACCGGGCTAACAGTGGAACTCTTATTGGAAAAATAGATTATAAAAAAGAAGGTGAGAACAATAGAAGAAAGAATTTTAAATGTAAAAGGTATTGATTACATAGTTCGTGAAGATGGAAAAATATTTAGTACTCATAATCGTGGTAGAGCGAAATATCATCAGGAAATAAAACAACGTATGAATTCAGATGGGTACATGTGTATTACTGTCGGTAAAACAGGAAACAGAACAGTTGCCAGTGTTCATAGATTAGTAGCAAAAGCATTTATCCCTAATCCTTTAAATTTACCGGAAGTAAATCATAAAGATTACAATCGCACAAACAACAGTGTAGATAACTTAGAATGGTGTTCACATAAAGAAAATATTGACTATACTCTCGCTGCTGGCAGACATGCTTCGCAGACGTTAGATTATAGTGGCAAGAAAAATCCCAACTACGGAAACACCACACTCAGTCAGAAGTACAAAGCTGATCCTGCATATTCAAAAGAAAAACAATCTCGTCCCGGAGGACAGAATGGAAGAGCTATTCCAGTATGTTTGTTAGATAAAGACAAAAATGTAATAGCAACTTTTCCATACATGCAGTTATGCGCAGAATATGTGTTGAAACAACTGCACTCTTCTTCATCTCCGGCAGGTCTAGCAGGAAGAATCCCATATTATATAGAAACAGGTAACATATATAAACACACATACTATTTTTCCAAAGACAATACTGTGCTAAGTCTCAATAATGAGAAAAGTTCAACGACTATCGAAAGCATAGCTTAAGAGAAATACTTAAGTAAAGAAGCAAGTAGAGTACCTTGTGAGTGGAATCCTCGCAGGGGAAGTGCCGAGCATCTGTATCTTGGTGATAGAGCTACAGATGAAGATATAGTCTAGTCCTTATGGAAACATAAGGTGTTAAGTCGGGAGACTTAATGTTTACTACTAACAATACTATCTTATTAAAACATACAGAAAACCTACCGCCAATCTATTGCATCCAACGTAAAGGAAACAAGGTAGTTCCGACTGAGACAGATATGATACAAGCTAATAAAGGTTCTTTCGGTGATGCGATTGGTCCTATTACTAATGTTATCACTTCACAGATATGCTTACAGGCAAGGTTCCCGAAAGACAGTGAGGAATATAAAGTCTTAGACTACAGGATATTGTGTGGGCAGCTGTTCCAACAGAACTCTATTGATAAAGCTAAAGGAATCATCGCTAAACCTATGCCAAAACATTGGTATGACAATAGCTACAACCGTATAGAAGAAACAGATACACCAGAAGAAATATCTAAGAAGGAATTCAATCAGAGAATTTGTGCAGATAAGAAGCCGTACTTCTTCATCTACAACTACCCTACTCTTATGAAAGAATACAAAGACTACATCAAAACATCAGATGCCGTGAGCAGGTCCAGATTTAATATTCCGCTGGAAGAGCTGCTGTCATCACAAGAGTTGACTGAAGAACAGGCAGAGTTTCTTAAATTCTATAAAGAATTCTATCCAGTCAATGCAGAAACCTGTGTAGTCAATGAACTCTGTTGGGAAATTGAGAAAACACTGGCTGATGTAAAAGAAAGTAAGGTACCGTTTGACAGTTCTATTCTGAAGTCAGATGCCACCTACACAAATAAGGATAAGGCTTTTATAAAACGTATCTATGATAAATATAACAAAACTTATGCAAACAGAATGAGCCGCCATAGCTCTGTGTATGAAGATACTTCTTTAACTCCTATTGGAATGACTTTTGAATCAGAGTGTGCAGAATATGTTCCAGACGCAGAAAAGCTTTGTAACATTCTGGTTGATTTGGGATATAACACAAAAAAGGGTAAAACTTTCGTCTGGGAGATGTCCGGAGATACTATTATTGATAACCTTCTTTCTCGAACAGATGGTTATGCGCAGTTTCCTGTAAAGGATCCAGACGGTGATATAGAGTTTTGCGGCGAACACTTCTCAATGAAAAAAGTAAAAATGAAAGGCGAAGAATAATGGATTTAATACTCAACGAAAAACAATATATAGAAAAAATGTTAGAACTCGGTGATTGTAGCCCTAAAGATTTAGGAGCAAACATAGCTCTTCTAACTAGATATATGTATCAGGAAAAGTATACTCAGAAAGAAATTTATAATGGTATAGAAGAATTTGCTTCCAAAGTAGATTCTGATTTTGATATCAATAACTGGTACTCATTTATAGACAAATGTATTGGTAAAGCTAAGAAGAGAGATCTGTTGAACATTGATTATATACCTATTACGCAGAAAGAGTTAGATACCATCAAGGAAATCAAGAATCCTGCCAGGGAAAGACTTGCATTCACTCTTTTAGTCATTGCCAAGTTTAACAATCTAAAATCAGAAACCAATAATAACTGGATCAATTATTCTATGGACGTATATTTCAACCTTGCCAGAGTAACTTGTAAAGTAGATGATCGTCCGTACATAATTTATGACTTAAAGGAATTGGGGTTGGTTGAAGTGAGTAAAAAGATAACTCGCTTCAATATAAGAATCACATTTGTTGATAATGAGTCTGATCCGGTGCTTAAAATTACAGATATGCGTGAGTTGGGCTATCAGTATCAGAACTTGGGCCCGAAGTCTAAGATAAAGCTGTGTAAACGCTGCGGGAAGCCGTATAAAGTGAAATATTCTAAAGGCGGTTCACCTTATTGCACCGATTGCCAGAATAAAAGTGCCAAGGATGAAACAAAACTTATTACGTGTGATTGTTGCGGTAAAGAATTTATTGCAGTATCTAAAAATAATCGTTCTGTACTTTGTTCCGAATGTCAAAATATTATTGACTTAGAAAAAACTCGTCAAAGAGTTGCTAAACATAGAGAAAAAAGGCATATGTAACGCTATCAAACTAAACCAATGTCTCCGCAAATGCGCTCTACAGGCGCGTTTGCGAGATTTCGTTGATTGAGTATATATGAAAGGGAAGGTATAAGGATGAAAAACAACAATAGACTTTATTTTGCCAGACAGAAATTTTTAGGAAAATGTCCTGTCTGTGGAAAAACATTGAAAAAAGTAGATGGAGTAAATATCCTCCGCTGTGACAACGCAGTCTGTTCCGGAGTGACTGTGAGAAGAAATGGGGAGTCTTCTCAGGAACCTTACTACAGGATGCTGAATGACAGGGGTATGGAAATCTACGAACATCTATTTAATAAAAAATAAATTATAGAAAGAGTTGATTATTATTAAACCGATTTCTAAGAAAGAAATTGAAAAACTAATGGACAAAGGTATCATTAGAAACACGCACAAAGGTTACATTAACAAAAAAGGATATCATGTAGGATATTATAAGACCTCAGGCAACAACAGATATATTGAGGACTACTATGCTGATAAAGCAAAATCACTGTAAAGGAGTGCCTAACTATTACTAAATTTTATGATACCAATGCTCTCCTGAATCTCCAGGAGGCAGCATTCAAAGAAAGATTCTTCATCTCTGATGAAACTCTTAGAGAAATCGAAAATATCAAAACATCCTCTCGGAAAGATGAGGATATCAAATACAAAGCTAGACATATAGCTCGTCTTTTAGATCAGAATCATGATCGGTATTCCATAGTAAATTACAATTTTGAAATGGAAAAACAACTGTTAAATTTCGAATTGGATCCAGTTAGACCAGACAACAGGATTGTTTTTAGTGCTTATACTCTATCTAAAGTTCAGGATATTGAATTCATTTCAGATGATTTGTGCTGCAAAAATATTGCAAGGAAAGTCTTTAACCTGCCAGTGTATGGAATTGTAGAGCCTACTAACGAGATATATAAAGGATATAAAGTAATTAAAGGTGATACTAATGCTATCAATCAGGCTATGGCTGAACTAGATTATTCAACTTGGCATATCAATGAATATCTCATTATTGAAAATACCGATGACGGCACCACTAAAGAAATGCGCTATGACGGTCAGGGGTTTGTGGCATTAAAACTGCCATCTTCCAAATTTATCAAAGCAAAGAACTCCTTACAACGTTGTGCATTAGATATTTTGAATAACCCAGATATTACTATTGCTGCTATTCTCGGTGGTTACGGCAGCGGAAAAACTTATCTTTCTATGCAAATGGCACTATACAATGTAAAGGAGAAAGGCAGAAATAGTAAAATCTTAGGTGTACGAGAAGTTTCTGGTGAAGGTAAAGAGATCGGATTCCTTCCAGGCGACATGGAAGATAAAGTTGGGAGATTCTTTGAACCACTCTCTCAGTCTCTTAATGGCGGAGAGTTTGAATTACAGAGTTTGAAAGTATCTGGTGTGTTAGATACTAATGTACCGTTCTTTATGAAAGGTACTACTTATAATGACACTGTTATTCTCTGTGATGAAGCAGAAGATTTATCAGAAAGTCAAATTAAACTTATTGGTACACGACTCGGAGAGAACAGTAAAATTTATCTTGCAGGTGATTACAAACAATCTCTGTTAAGTAAAACGATTAATAATCCTCTCATTAAAATGTGCAATGAATTTAAAGGAAATGAAAAATTTGGATGTATCTATCTTGGAGAAGATGTGCGATCAGAAACCAGTAAACTCTTCGCTGATCTTTTCGAAAAGGATCACTTCTAAAAATATAAGGATTACAAGGAGAAACATATGGAAGAATTATTTGATTTTCCAATTATGAAAAGTGGAGTAGATGAATTAGTTGCTGATATCATCAAAAGCAACTATGACAATCGTAGATTAATCATTAACGATGAAATCAATAACAATTTATTAGAGTCCATCTGTTTATATATTTTGAAATATAATCAGGAAGATAAAGATGTTCCTGAAGATAAAAGAAAGCCTATTTGGATTATTTTAAATTCAGTAGGTGGAGTCGTAAACTTCGGAATGGGACTCATTGATTGTATTAAACATAGTATCACACCTGTTTATTGCTTAATAATTGGAATGGCTGCAAGTATGGCAAGTTATATTCCAATGGTCTGTGATAAATCATATATCTTTCCTAATAGTACAATTTGTATTCATGACGGACAAACCGGTATTATGCAGACTTCCAGAAAAGCAAATGACATCATGAATTTTTATAATAAATGTGATGAAAGATTAGCCGAACTTGTATATGCCAATACTTCTATTACCAAAGATTTTTTAGACGGTATTGCTGATCGAGAATATTATATGTTCCCAGAAGAAGCTAAAGAATTGGGAATTGTTGATACTATTGTTGGCGTTGACTGCCCTATTGATGAAATATTATGAAATATTCCAAAAAAGAATTGATTGCTAAGGTTTCAGAAAAAACAGGCTATCAAGAAGAAAATATAGCTGAAATATATGAAGCTTTAGAAGAAACTGTGTATGATTTACTCCTGTCAGCAAATGAACATAAGGATGTAGAAATTCGACTGTTCACAGGATTTGGTATGTTTAGTAAATTAGTACCAAGTCATGAGAAAAAGATGCCTGACGGAGAAATTAAAACAATAGAACCTACTTTAAAATTCTCTGCACGTTACAGTGCTCGTTGGAGGAAAGATAATATTAAAGAGTACAGAGAAGCTTTAAAATTGTGGGAAAGAGTGAAAGGAAGAAAAGGATGAATGGAGTAGAAATTAAAACAACAACTACTACCCAGATGAAAATCAAGAAGGCTACAATTGATGAACAGGGATCTGTTTACGTAGATGGCGAGGTAGTTGATCTTATCAATGCACTGAAGAATACATTTGAAGGCTGTATTTTTGATTTAGCTGTCACAGAAAAAACAGAGGTCCCTGTAGAGGACTGATGTTGAGTGTCCTGTGGTATATATTGCATTGAGAATAAAATAAATCACAAAAAGTATGTTGGTCAATCTATTGATATTAAATCACGATGGACTCAGCATAGACATACAAGTTCTTTAGTAAGAGATACATTTCTTTATAGAGCAATGGATAAATACGGTGTTGAGAACTTTGATTTTTATATACTTGAAGAATGCCAACCTGACGAGTTAGATATTAAAGAAATTTATTGGATAGCTACATTAGATACATATAATTATGGGTATAATATGACTCTTGGTGGATCAGGCTTGGCAGGTTACAAAGCTTATAATAGAAATTGTATTCCTAAAAATTTTGGAATGCTTTCTAACAATATAGATGAAACTGTGCCCATTATAAAGTTAGATACTGACTATGAAGTGTTGGAGTATTATGTAAGTGTTCAAGACTGTGCCAGAGCTAATGGCATAGCTTCCACAAACATTTCTAAAACTGCATCAGGGAAAAACAATACATGTCATGGATATATTTTTATGTATTTCAATGACATTAAGGATATGACCACTGATGAAATTATTTCTTATAGATTACATCAAAGAAAGAATTATAAAGATTCTACCCTAAAATCTATAGATCGAATCTCCTCTTCTGGAGAAATTATCAATAATTATGAAAGTATTAGTCAAGCAGCTAAAGAATTAAATTTAGATCCATCTTCTATAAGCAAGGTGTGTAAAGGAAAACTAAAACAAACTCACGGCTATAAATTTAGATATGCCGTAGTAAATAATAAAGAATAAAAGGAGAAATAATTATTATGACAAAAGCAGAAGTTATTACAAAAGTAGCAGAAACAACAGGAATCACAAAGAAAGATACTGGAGCAATGGTTGACGCATTTCTTCAGGTTATCACTAATGAACTGGCAAGCGGAGGAAAAGTAGCATTCACAGGATTCGGTTCTTTCTCAGTTGTTGAAAGAGCTGCTAGAGAGTGTCGTAATCCGCAGACGGGAGAAACTATGATGACAGAAGCTCATCTTGCACCTAAATTCAAAGCCGGAAAAGCATTAAAAGATGCAGTGAAATAAATATTAAATTGCTGACCTGGTGAATTCCAGGTTGGCGATTTGTCCGGTTAGTCTAGCGGTTAAGACACTGCGCTTTCAATGCAGTAACATGGGTTCAAATCCCGTACCGGATGTTTATATATTTGAGAGTTGTGGGTAATCTCAAATGTCATTTTCCGTATAGTTGTTTCTTTGGGGAGAACTGGAACTCCCCCCTCCTATTCTGCAAAGTAAATTCACAAGGTGTGGAACCGACCTGCTAAGTCGTGTGATCCGACAGGATTGAGTTTCGATTACTCTGCTTTGCGTTACAAGATATGTAGATTACAGCCCACCTCCTGTGGGAATTCGTAGGTGAAAATCCTACCATGTAACTCTTGGTTATGTGATTGTAGCATATCATGAATATAAAGATAACCGGATTGATTCCGGTTGAAAGGCAGGATTACTCTCCTGCCTTTTACTTATAATTAGGAAATGGCTGCGGGGCGGCCTGACAATCTGGAAAGACAGATTAATGTTGCGTGTCCGGTAGGTCGAGGGTGCAGTCCTGAAAACTGTCTGGGTGTAAAAGCCTCTGGGGTTCGAATCCCTAACGCAACGTCCGGGAGAACGGTAGAGATGGAGATCTACGGCGGTCTGTAAAACCGTTGCAATTGCTTTGAGTGTTCGAATCACTCTTCTCCCATGAGGTTGACAAATTAAATCAAAATTCCATAAAACAAGTAGATAAGTTTTACTATGAGATGTGTATACGCATGGATTAGGTTTATTAGAAGGTTTTGTCTCTGATTGCAACAGATAATGAGCCTTTTGAGTCTACAAATACCGCAGGTTACGTAGGATCGGTTCCTCGGAGCTTTCATAGGGCTTGTAGATGGGTTCAACTCCCATACCTGCTATTACTAAGATACTTCGGTATCTTTTTTTAATTGGATAAAAAGGAGGTGCTCTAGTGGCACAAGAAGTTGAAAAAAAGCCTGTACCAAGAGCAAAACCTAAAGCACCTGCTCAAAAAGTTATTGATCGTGCTATTGATGAAGCTCTCTATGAAGTAGGGCGTACTAAATTTACATGTAATATGTGTGGAAAGCTGAAAGATGCTTCCGACTTTTATAAAAGTACAGATCCTCTATGTACTACTGGTGTGACAAGAATATGTAAAATGTGTGCAGCAAAGTTGGCATATTCTGAAGATTTAAAAGGTAATAAGAAAGCCCCTGATGAACAGAGTGTCCAGTTAGCGCTCAGATATTTAGACAAACCTTTCTTTCAAAAGCTTTATGATGAATCTATTCTTGAAGCTGCTAACACTATGTCTGGTCGGCCCAAAAATAATACCTGGACTAGTTATATAAAAAATATATCTATGCCACAATATAATACATTAACTTGGAAAGATGGTGATTGTGGCAATAGCTCTACTCTTCTACCGTCTATTGGGTCTGTAGATAACTCTGATGAAGTAAAAAAAATGTATAAAACCAATAAAAGAACTGTTATTTCAGCTCTTGGTTATGATCCATTCGAATCTGCTGCTGATGCAGATAAACCATTAATGTATGGAAAATTAGTAGGTTTCCTCGATGAAAGTACGCAAGACGATGAATTGAAGTTAGGTGCCTGTGTAGAGATTGTACATAGTCTTAACCAATCTGAAAAAATCAATACTGTAATTAATGCTCTGCAGAAAACTCCAGAATCTATTATAAAAAATTCTGCTACTATCAAAGCTCTTGAAGCCACTAAAAAAGACATTATGAAAACTACTCTTGATTTGGCTCGTGATAATGGAATTAGTATTAAGCATAGCAATCATAATACTAAAGGTGCCAATACCTGGACCGGGAAAGTAAAAGAGCTTAAGGAAATGAAGCTTCGTGAACAGGAAGTAAATGCTTTTGATATAGGAACTTCTCAAGGTATGCTTCAGGTTGCGGAAGCCAGTACTGCTGCAATCATGAAACAGTTGGCTTTAGATGAAAATGACTATACTGAAATGATATCTACTCAACGTCAGAAGGTGTTGGAATTAGAAAATAAATGTGATGCTGCGGTTGAAGAAGCACGTATTCTTCGTAGAGAGAACGATGATCTAAAAAATTTCCTCAGAGATAAGAAATTGATTGATGAAAATGATGAGGTGATTGTGGAATGAAACAGACTGATTCTGGTATATGGGTTCCAGATACACCTACTATTTTTGTTAAGCCTACAGAAGAAATCATTTCTCAACGAAAAATGGAAGGAATGCAGAAACTTTCTGAAATTAAACAATGGGGATTAAGAAATCCAACCAAATTTATGGAAAGATTCATAGGCGTTGACCTTCTTGATGTGCAGACCTATACATTTATGAATTCTTGGGATAAGATGTATGCTCTATGGTTATGTACCAGAAATTATGGAAAATCGACATTGCTTGCATTATATTACATGACAAGAGGTATGCTTCTTAATAATTGTAGATGTTATATATGCGCTGGCACCAGTGACCAGTCCATAGAAACTTTTGAAAAGATTGTATCTATCGCTAAAAATGAAATTGAGTCATTTACTGGATTAACTGATGTATTTAGGAATGAAGTTGTCATTAATATGACCAATAATGATGGTTTTATAAGAAATCCTGCAGGTTTTACTTATAGATTGTATAATGGTAGCTTTGTTAAAACACTTAACAGTAACGTCAACGCGAAAAGAGGAAAACGTGCGGAAGCAGTTTGTTTTGATGAATCTGGTTTCCTGGACGAAGAAGTATTTCAGGTTATTGAACCATATACAGCTCAGGATAAGAACTTTAAAATGGGTGGAAGTGTAAATGTAACTACTCTTCCTAAAGAATTGCCTAACCAATTACTCTACACTTCAAGCGCCAGCACTACTGATTCTTACTTTTATAAAAAGTATAAAGAATACAGTAAAGCTATGATCTGGGGTTCCAAAGACCATTTTGTAGCAGACATCAACTGTGAGATTATGTTTAATGCTACATATAGAGGTAAGATTTATCCAGCATCTCTGTTAACCAAAGAAAAGGTTGACAATGCAATGCGTGAGAATAAAGAAAAAGCTCTTCGTGAGTATTACAATATATTCACTTCTGATGGCGGTGCAGATGCCATCTTCAAACGTTCTATGATAGTAAAAAATTCTACTATCCGTCCCCCAATTATGTTTAATGATACAAAAGACAGACTTTTTGCCTTAGCATATGATCCAGCTAGATCTATGGATAACTCTTTTGTCCTTGTTGGAGAATATTATAAAGATTCTTCAGACAATTGGAGAATGCGTATTGCTAATGGTATTAATTTTATGGATCTTAGTAAAAAGAATAAAACTCCTATGCGTACGCCTGAACAGGTCAAGAAATTGAAACAACTGATCCTTGACTATAACGGTGATGGAGTCGATGACTATACAAACATAAGTAATATCTTTATAGATGCTGGTTCTGGTGGTGCCGGTGTTAATATTGCAGATTATCTTATGGAAGATTGGTATGAAGAAGGACATGAAGGTGAACAGAAATATTTACATAGAGGTCTTATAGATAAAGAACAGTCGTCTGATTATGTCAAAAAATTTCCTAATGCTGTAGATAAAATTAAATTATTACCACCTACTATGTATAAATCTATTATCTATGAAGCTGCTATTGAAATGATGAGACTTGATCTCATAGATTTCACTGCTGAGTATGATAATAAAGGATATTTAACAATGCTAGATATAGACGAAAAAGAAATGGCAAAAGCAAAAAAAGATTTAATTGCTAAGTATAAAGATAAATCTATGTCTAAAGGTGAATTAGATCGTTTAGTTGAAGAAGAACTTCAAGAAAGAAATTTGGCCTCAACTAAAATTTATAAACTATCTCCTGATGAGGAACTTGGTCTAGTACAGATCGACTCGCTAAAGGAGGAAATGGTTAATATGGTACGAAAGAAACGAGAATCTGGTAAAGATGGTTTTGAACTGTCTACAGAGAAGCAAAACAAATTGCATGATGATCGTTCGTATTGTTTCTCAATGCTCTGTTATGGACTCTCAGAACTTCGTAGAGAACATATTAAAAATAAGAAACGTCCCAAAAAAGAAAATATAGCTGCTGCTATGCCTATTCGTAAAGGTGTAGTAAGAAAAATGTTTAGTTAGGAGGTGAGACATTGGCTATTAAAGAGGAAAAAACAACTCAAGAGATAAAAAATTATGCTCTTAAACAACAGGCATTACAAGAAAAATTCGCTCAAGTAAAGCAAGCTGTACAGCTTATTGATTTAACTAAAACAGAAACAAGAACATTTACTGTATTTAGTAAAGATAAATTACGTCAATATATGCAAAACCCTAAAACCAATGAATCTAACCTTCGTAATTTGAGCAGATTCTTATATAGAGTTTCTCATAATTACAGAAGACTTATCTCCTATCAGGCAGAAATGGTAGATTTAACAGCTCTTAATGTTATACCTCAGATAGATTTTACTGAGGATGCGCATGACGATGAAAAAATAAAGACTAGTTATTTTAATACTTTAGTACAACTTGATAAGATGAATATGCAGTCAGAGATTTTAAAATGCCTATTGATTGCATGGCGTGAAGATACATTTTATGGTTATACATATGAAGATGATTCTGGATTCTTCATTTACCCTCTTGATGGAGATTATTGTAAAGTATCTTCTGTCAATTATGATGGCACTCTTAATTGTGCCTTTGATTTCAGTTATTTCAGAAGTCATACTGCCGACTTAGAATACTGGGATTCTGAATTTAATTCTAAATACAATTCCTTTCAAAGTGACAATACTCTTCGTTGGCAAGAGTTGGATCCAGAAAGAACTTTTGTAATTAAAGTTAACATTGATGATCCAACACTTAACATGCCACCTCTTTCTGGTTTGTTCGAACCACTTATTGATCTTATTGATCTCCAAAGTATTCAGTCGGTAAAAGATGACTTATCAATCTATAAACTTCTGGTTGCAAGATTAGAAACACTTACTAACTCTGACGAACCAGATGATTTCTCAGTAGATATTGACACAGCCATTGAATATTATAATAGACTAGTTGAATCTCTCCCAGATTGTGTATCTGCAGCTATCTCCCCTCTTAAAATTGAACCTATAGAGTTTCAAGGTGACCAGACTCAAGATGTTAATAGAATTGCCACTGCTACTTCGAATTTATTTAAAAATTCTGGTGGTGCACAGATTCTTGATAATGACAAAGTCTCAGGTACGACAGCTTTTACTGCTGCTATTCTTTGTGACACAATGATGGCTATTAAAACTGTCCTTCCACAGATAGAAGAACGAGTTAATAGATATCTTACTTTTGCTATTGGTGATGATCATGCAAGGGTAAAATATTTTGAGGTATCTCCTTATACCAAAGCTTCTAAAAAAGAAGAACTTATGAAATCCGGAGAACGAGGTGTGCCAGTGAAATTAGCTGTTGCTGCCCTTGATGGTATTTCACCTCTTGAAGCTTTATCTATGGATTATCTTGAAAATACTGTTTTGAAGCTCCATGAAACATGGATCCCATTTAGTACTTCTTTCACATTGAGCGGTTCTGCTTCACAACAAGTAATTGATGGAAATACAGATGCTACCAATGGAGGAAGACCGGAATCTGATAATCTTACAGATGAAGGTGAGAAAAGTAGGGAATCTGGAAAATCAAGTGAGCAGGAAGGATAAGAGATGAAGAAAAATTTTATACAGACTGCCGATCGAGAAACAGCTGATATCTTAAAATCTATTGGCTTTCCTCAGATCAGTGATAAAAAAGGTATCTATACATTTGCAAATTGCTCTTCTCTCTCATTTGCAAATGTAAATATAGATATAAATAAACTAACTTATACTGATATGTATTGTGCAAGTTAGTGCTCCTCTTCTATGAGGATAAAAATATATGATAGAAAGGAGGCTAACATGAAGAAAAAAGTATTGACATTAGATGATCTCTATTCTTTTTTTGAGCAGAAAAACCAAACTACTGTTTTTAGTGCAAAAGAATCTGGATTCAATATTGCAGTTCAGGTTCCTGCAAAATTTGAATTAGAAGACTCTAATGAAGACGATGGTTTTTTACGAACTAAATTCAAAGTAAATCATTTATATGAAAATAGAAATAAGTCTTATATATCTGAAGAAGCTCAGTTAGAAGCTTTACCGTCTTTACATTATAGACCAGTTCTGGCCGCTATTACCACTTTATCTGATGGAACTACTGATTTTACTTCTCATGCTATGGAATTTGATGATGAAGGAAACATTACATACATTGAGCAACCTATTGGTGTTTTTGTCAATCCTGAAGGATATCATCTTGAGTATGATAAAGAACATGATAAAACTTATGTTATTGCTGATGCAGTAATTTATAACGATTATTGTGCTCCTGCTTGTGAAATTATTCAGCGTAAACAAGGAACTAAAGTAAGCTGTGAATTAAGTATTTCAGAACTATCTTTTGATACTAAAGATAAGGTGCTTCATTTAGATAAATTCAGATACAATGGCGTAACTTGCTTAGGTACTGATCCTATTACCGAAAAGCCTGTTGAAGAAGGTATGGAAGGCGCCAGATTAGATATTGCTGATTTTAGTGAAGAGAAAAATAGTCTTTTTACTAATACAGAAGAAAAATTGTTAAAAGTTATTCAGTCTTTGCAAGACACTCTTGCTAAGTTTGAAGTTACAAGTCCAACGAAAGGAGGAAACGAACTGTTGAAACTCAATGAACTATTAGAAAAATATTCTAAAACTGTAGAAGACCTTGATTTTGATTATGAGTCAATGTCTGATGAAGAGTTAGAAGCTAAGTTTGCAGAATTATTTGATGAACCTGAGGCAGACCCAGAACCAGAAGTTACTACTGAGCCAGATCCGGAGCCGGAAGATAATTCTGATTTTAGCAAGAAAAAATACACAAAAAAAGATAATGGTAATACAGAAGTTACTTTTGAAATTAGCCATGAAGATGTGAGAGGTGCATTATATTCTCTTCTGTCTACTTGGGAAGAAAATGATAATGAGTGGTATTACATTAATGCTACATATGATGATCATTTTGTTTATAGCAACTGGGATGAAAGTAAAATCTTCCGTCAGGGCTATACAAAAGATGGTGATGCAGTATCTCTTTCAGATGAAAGAACTGAGTTATTTAAAGAATATCTTACTACTTCAGAAAAAGCTGAATTAGAAGAACTCAGAAGTAACTATGCCGCTCTCCAGACTAAAGTTAACGAATACGAATCAAAAGATAAAGAGGTTGTTCTTAGTGCTGAAATCTACAATGAACTGAAAAATAGAGAAGATTTTAAAGACCTGATTAAAAATCAGGCTGTTTACAGTGTAGAAGAAGTACAGACAAAAGCTGATGCGATTTTAGGTAAATATGTTAAAGAAAAAGGCACTTTCAACTATCAGCAGAAACCTAGTGCTATAGGTTTTACTGAACCTAAGAGAGCTAAGAAACCATATGGAAGTTTATTTAAGGATTGAGCTATCAAATAGCTCTTTTTTATTGCCTAAAAATATTTAAAGGAGGAAATAAAAATGGCATCTAATTTTCAGAAATTTATGGCTACTGCTGAAAAACATGCTGTAGCTGGCAGTTCTAAACTGAAAGCTACTATTGCAGGACATATTTATAATATCCAGATTGAAGAAGATCTGGATAATGGATCAATTGTTGCAAAAGGCGATTATATCAAACCGGAGACTTATAAAGCAAAAGATTCTACTGGTTTTAAAGGTAAAGTGCTTGATAAAGCAGCTAATGGTAATTGGTATGTAGAAGTTGAAGAAGCTGGAGACGCTCTCCTGGTTCTGCAGGTACCGATGCTGTATGAGGAATACACTACTGCTCTTAAACACGAAAGTAATTTCTACAATGCAAATGGAGATATTGTTCGTGCTTATGAACTGTATGCAGGTGACGTATTCGAAGTATCAGCTGAAGGATTCTCTGGAACACCTGCTAAAGAATCTGCTGTAACTGTAACAGGCAAAAAGCTGACAATTGGTTAATGGAAGGAGGAATACATAATGAAACTTAATTTTTCTAGTAATGAAGTAAGAAACATTTTTGCAGAAAATGATTATGCAGAGTACTCCCAGCTTATGTTTGACACAGCTATGGGAGAAGAAAAAGTATCTACAAAAGATGCTAATGACAAGATCAGAGAGATCATGTTCTCCGTACTTGGAGTAGACGAAAACTGCTCAAGAAAAGAACTTAGAAAAGCTATTCGTAGACATAAAATTGATGTATTTGAAATTATCGAAGAAACAGTAGAGAATCTGCTTGTTTCTGGTTGGGGAGAAAACCCATTCTTCAATGAATTTGTAGAAATCAAATCTATGGCTGACGGTGATACTAATGAGTTCTATGTACCGGATGAAGTTATTCTGACAGTGTCTGAACTTTCCGGTAACCATCATGACCTTGACAATAATAGGGTCCGTATAGCGTAAGCTGTATGAAAAAATATGCATTTAATTGCTGGAAAATCCTAAAGCTATTCAAGCTACAACATAATACCGCATGGGTATAAATGTGAATGCGACGAAAGTAGAAAAAATTGAATAGATAGTGCATGGTTAAATCCTAAACACTTTAATAATGGACAATCAGCAGCTAAGACCGAAAGGTAATGTTCAACGACTATCCCTTTGGTGAAGAGATTCACAACAGGAGTACGGCTCAAGTGAGTGGGTGAAACCCCCTTAAATGGAAATGGTGCGCTCGGCATATCCGGGAAAAGATATAGTCTGTTCTCATATGAAAATATGAGGAGCTATGGCTCAACAGGGTTAACGCCCCTATAAAATTATTTTCCAAAATACAATTGAAATGAGATGAACAAATGCAAAAAGATACATTGGTATCTGGTATTTATTGCATTGAAAATTTATCAACTAATAAAAAATATATTGGACAATCTGTAAATATCTCTGAAAGATGGAAAAAACATATCAGTGAATTAAACAGTGGATTACATCATAATGATTATTTACAAAAAGCATGGAATAAATACGGTATCGAAAATTTCAAATTCTATGTTTTAGAGTACTGTCCTATTGACAAATTAAACGAAAAAGAGATTTATTATATAGACTACTATGATACTCTTAATAGAGATAAAGGATACAATTTAAAATCAGGTGGTCAAGATCATAATTCTTATTCTACAGAGTCTCGCCGTAAGATGAGCGAATCTGTAAAAAAGTCTTACTTAAATTCAAATCTAAAATCAATCCGAAGTTCTGATGCAATAAATCAGTGGAAAAATCCTAAAATAAAAGAAAAAATAACAGGTAAAAACAATGGCATGTATGGTAGACATCACACTGAGGAAGCTAAAAAGAAAATAGCTGACGCAAAAATAGGTAAACCATCAAGCAGAAGAAATACTACTCCTGTTTTTTGTATTGAATTAAATAAAGAATTTAAAGATGCTGCAGAAGCAGCAAAAGAATTATCACTTGATAGTTCTGCAATATTAAAAGTCTGTCGCAAGCAGAGAAAAACTTGTGGCGGTTATACATGGGAATTTTTAAATATTGGAAAATAATATAAGTTAAACATTAAGTATTAGACAGCGTCTGGCAGAAGGACAGACATTCTCTGTTAGAACTTCATGGTATGGGATTAACTTTTAGTCCCCAAGTACTGTAAAGTGCTTTGCACAAACTAACGCATTGAATTGCTGGAATTTCTTAAAGCTAATTACACTACAACGTAAGTATGAAATAAAACTAAGCGTGAATGTTATGAAAATAGAAAGAAGTAATTAGATGATACAAGGTTAAATCCTAAATATCGAGAGCACTCAACACCTATAGCAGGTGTTTTTATTATGCTTAAAATAGAGAATCAGCAGCCAAGATCCGAACAGGATAAGGTTCAACGACTATCTGGAAACAGAGTAGAACTACAAGCGATTGGTAGTTCGAAGTGGTGCGCACCCTCAATTAGGGTGAAGATATAGTCTAATCTTTAGTGAAAGCTAAAGGGCTTTTAGCCAACATGGAGTAGCGTCCAATGTTAAATATAAATGTAAAATTTACGCAGAATATGAGCTGTTTATGGCAGGTCGTATTGACTGGGCTGGATTCGTACAGAAAATCTATGAAGCTTTTGACAAGAAAATTAACGATATGGTATATGCGGCTGTAATGGCAGCAGGTGAGAAGGTTCTCCCGTCCACACAGTTTAATAAGACAGGTACACTTGCAGCAGCTACAAAAGATGAGTTTATGACTCTAATCGAAGATGTACAGATGGCTACAGGTGATGAAGTAGTTGTTATGGGTACCAAATCTGCTCTTGCAAAACTTTCTGCTATGGAAGATATTACTTGGGTATCTAATGCAATGAAAGATGAAAGACACACTACAGGCCGTTTAGGTATGTTTGAAGGTATTCGTCTTGTTGAAATTCCACAGAGATTTGCTAACAATGACACAAGTAAAAAGTTAGTAGATAATACTAAACTTCTGATTATGCCAGTAGCTGATAACAAATTTATCAAGATCTACAATGAAGGCGACGCTCAGATTAAAGAAGTATCTGATGGAAATACAAATATGGATAAAACTATTGAGTATGAATATCAGATTAAAATGGGTGTGGCCACAATTATTGGAAAGCGTTTCGGAGTTTGGACACTTAAATAAAAAACTATTTAAAGAGGTGGAATTACCACCTCTTTAACTGATTAAAAAGGAGTAATAACATGGCAACAAGAAGAGCTGCAACAAAAACTGTTGCTACTACTGAAAATACTACAAAGGAAACAGCTCCTGTTAAAACTACTAAAAAGTTTGAACAGAACGAACTTATTGAATGTCGTTCTTTAGTGCAGGGAACATTATTTATGCCTGGTAAACAAAGTGATATTCTATACCGTTGGGATGGATATGGAGATGTTCGTGAAGTAGAATATAGAGATTTGTACTCTCTTAAATCTAGCCGATCCCCATATATTTATGATCCATGTTTCCAGATTGAGAATGATGAATTATTAGAAGATCCTAGATGGAAAGATGTAAAAGATCTTTATGATAATCTTTATGATGCTTCTGATATTAATCAGTTTCTTGCTCTCTCACCAGCTCAGTTTAAGAAAGCACTTGCTGAAGTTCCTAAGGGACTTAAAACAGCAATTAAAATTGAGGTAGCAACTAGACTGGATAATGGTACATTTGATTCTATTCAGAAAGTACGTGCTGTAGATGAAATTTGTGGTACAGAGTTAGAAAAAATGATTTAGGAGGTGTTCTATGACCTCTTATGAAACAGTATTTAAACGATTTGAAAATAAAGTTGAAGATATAAAAGTATTAAAATTAGCGTCTGATGACTGGACTGAATTGTGCTTAGAATGGCTAAATAGTGCTATTGCAATGATTGAATTAGACAAGTTAAAAATAGAACATGATTTAACGAAAAAAAATGATGTTCTGTTCGAATTCGAGGACACCCTTACTAATGGTGAAATAGAAGTCGTTGCTTTATATATGGTCGTTGCTTGGTATGATATTCGTTTGAATTCTTTAGAGCATACTAATATGTTTTATGGTTCAAAAGATGAAAAATGGACCAGCCAAAAAGAACATGCCAATTATATTATGAGCATTCAAAAGAAATATAAAAAGGAAGCCAGAAAATATTTTAGGAATCACTCTTCCAGAAGTAATTCTTATCTGGATGGTGATCAGAATGAAGTATAAATATGGAACTTTTAATAACAATCAGTTCTCTGATTATATAGAATTACTACATAATAAAATTCATTGGCTTTTAATCTATCAAGAAAACTCTTATCCAAAACTTGACAATTATTTTAATAACTTGCAATTATATATTGCAGCATTAGCTGAATTAATCCCATCACCTTATATAATTGATTTGGCTAATACAATAGAATGCGCCAAACTTGAATTTAATAATCCTAATTTCAACCATCAAAAATATAGAAAAATAATTTTTGATGCTCATTCTATCATAGATAAAATAGGTGATAACCATGAGTGATATTTTCAAAAAAAGAATGGCTTTATGCGGCAATACTGTATCAGACAGTATTCGTACTCAGTCAGACGAAATTATGCAGAAAACTTTCACCAATGACTTAGGTTACAGACAATGTAAGCTATATTCTAGGACTATGGAATACTTAGAAGATGTTGAAATCAAATATCAGTATTCTCAAACCTATACAATCAATAAGGACCAGGTTGAGTATCTGGCTCAATTCAGACCTGGCTATTTCCCTGAAAAGAAATATATGGACCAAGATAGCATTGAACGTTTTGGTTTTTATCTTGAAATACCGGATAAGAACACAGGTATTCATGAGCTATGGCTTATTTTAGGGAAGAATGATAAAAACTCTTTCATAAGATATAACATTCTTAAATGTAATTGGATGTTTAAATGGATAAAGAATAAACAAATTTATAGTTGTTTTGGTGTATTAAGAAACCGCAACAACTACAACAGTGGCGTATGGAGTGATGGTTTCTTTACATCAGTAGATAATCAATCACAGTTTATTGTCCCTACTACTCCAACTACGCAAACAATTGATTATAATGATCGTTTCATGTTGAGTGATTCTACGATTAGGCCTTTAGTTTTTGAAGTGTCAAAATTAGAAGATACGTTCCCATGCGGAGTAACTAAAGTAACGCTTAAACAGGATCATTTCAATAAAGTTACAGATAATGTTGAATTAAAAATATGTGACTATTATGACTCTCCGGTTATTCCTCAAGAGCCAGAAATAGAGGACATTGTTTTATCATGTTCAGGTACTAATAGAGCTTTACGTGTTGGAGGCTCTAAAAGAACTATTTCAGTTGCGAGTGATATTAAAGATAAATCTGTCATTTGGTCTTATGAGTTCAATGGAAACAAATTATCTGTAGAAGAATTATCTAATGACTTTGAAATCTCTGAAGGTAAGAATACGTTAAGTATCAAAGCTTTGTTAAATTATAATAATTTAGGAAAAGTAATAAAGATTATTGCTACTCTTCCAAATAAGCAACCATCTTCTATTGAATTGGAGGTGATGCGATGAATCAAGAGCGTATTGATAGATTATTTTCTTGTAGGAATGAACAGGGATTTGATAGTATTTCTTATGATAAGAGAAAAATCTTAGAGGATTTATACAAAGATTCAGATATTATTGAAATCTTAAATAATAAAGAACTTCAAGCAGTTAATGCGTGTCCGGAAGATTATTATAATGTAAATATTTATTCTTTTTTAAAGATTCCAGATGCACAAAGTAAAGTCAAAAACTTTATTTGCTTTGAAGTAAATGACACTGAAATTGTATACTCAAATAATATTATGGTTTCTAAACAAATTATTTTTAGAACTATAGCTCACCAGGATGATGTCAGTACTATTTGGGGTATTGATCGACAGGATTTACTAGCAGCTTTAGTTAAAGAAAGATTTCAATGGTCAAACATATTAGGTACGCAGTTAATAAAAACATATGATTCTGGCAAAGTGGCTGAAAATGGTTATTACTATAGGAATATGTATTTTGAACAGACTGCTCCGAATGATATTCAAAATAGGCTTAAGAGTAATCGCTTAGATAAGTTAGGTCGTGATTATTATGGATAAACTTCTCATTTATTTAGGTGAGAACCTTAAAATTAATGATCAGATTACTATTTATCAACCTTCTATTCTTGATATAGCTAAATATGGAGAAAATCATTATTTTAATGTAGTTTATAAAATATGTTCTATACCTTCTGATTATAAGTCTGAATTGTGGGATCTTGGTTATAACTATAGTAAGTTGGATGATTTTGATTTATTCATACTTCTTACTCGTGATATAGGTGTTGAAGATACCTGTCTTCTTTTAGGTGATACTATTTCATTGAAAGATATGGCACCTTTAGTCGATCCGGAAACTCATAATATAATGCTTTATGATGAAAATACTGAATTAATAATTACTCGTGATATATACATAGAAATGATATCTTTCATTCGTGAGATGCACAATATTCATCCTAAGCGTGAACGAGCTGCAAACAAAGAAACCTTACAGCTATTAGTAGATGAAGATAGAAGAAAAAAAATTCAAAGAGTAAAAGAAGCTTCTCAAGAACCCTCTCCGGGTTCTTTTTTATTGCCTTTAATTTCATCTATGGTAAATAGTCCTGGTTTTAAATATGACATTAACAGTCTTAAAAGTCTTGGAATCTATGCATTTTTAGATTCTGTTCAAAGGATTCAGGCCATTAATACTGCTGCCTCCATCTCTGCAGGAATGTACAGCGGAATGGTTGATATGTCTAAGAATCCAAATCTACTTAAACAATTAAATTGGTTGCGTGACTTATCTAATGAGTACTCCTCTTCGAGCAATGTACGAGTCACTAAAACCGAATAATAAATCAAGGAGGAAAATATTATGGCAAATTTTGATTCTCTGGTTATTGATAGAGTCTTAGAAATTGTTGGTGAAAATAGCGATGGAGATTTACTCTATCTGTTAAACAATTTATCTAATGTTTCTATTAATACAACTTCTGAAAGTAAAGATAAAACAGATGCTCTTGGTGTACTGATTAAGAGATTCTATACATCCAAATCTGTAGAAGTATCTGCTGATTGTAACTTACTTTCATTCTCTATGCTGTCTCAGACATTTGGCACAGATAAGATTATTGCTTCAAAAGAATCTAAGATTCTTGCACCAAAAATCTTACATATTGATACAACTGGCATTAAGGAATATACAATTCCTGAAAAGCTGAAACCGAAAGCTCCACTTACAAAGCTTTATGCTCTGGAAGCAAACGGCACATTAGGAAAAGCTTATACTGCTTCTACTACTGCTGCTCCTACTGCTGATACTTTTGTATACACTGAAGATAGCGGAAAAATTACTCTTCCTACTGGAGTAACAGGTACTCTTATTGCTAAATATGAATATGAGACAGAAAGTGGTGTTAAGGTTACTAATGAGTCTGATAAGTTCCCGGCCACATCTTCTATTACAATGAAAGTTCTTGTTGCAGACACATGTTCTGTAGATGTAGTTCGTGCAGCTTATATCGTATTCCCAAGTTTCCAGGTATCACCAGATTGCGATCTGACACTTGAAACAGATAGTACAATTACATTCTCTGGTGTAGCTCAGAGAGATTATTGTCAGACAGGTTCTCCACTGTATTACATTGTAATGACAGAGGATGATGTAGAGGAATAATCCTTAAATTGTTATGCCCCGGACGAATCCGGGGCATTTCTAATAAGGCAAAGGAGGAATACTCAATGAAATCAAAACCAAGAATTTGTGTAACTTGTGGCACTACTTATGAGTATTGTCCTAAGTGCACTAAAGATGCAGATAAACCTGTTTGGATGGTAGCTTTTCATACAGAAGAATGTAGAAAAGTATATAACATTATTGCTAAATACAATACTGGTGATGTGACCAAAGAGGATGCAAAAAAAGAATTGGCTGATGCTGTTACTCATAAAACAAGATTTACTAAACCTATTCAGGATAAAGTAAATGAAATTATGAAAGAAGAACAGCCTAAAGCAAAAACTAAAAAAATAGTGACGGAAAATTAAATATTTTATTGAGGGGAAAGCCGCACTATTTTTGCAGTTTCCCCTTATTTTTTTCGGAGGAATTAAATGGAGATTGTAATACCTAACTTAAAAGGAGTTCCTTATGATCCGGTTCAGGCAGTGAGAATTATAGACCCACAGCAAATGAAACTTTATTTAAAGCATGGGCTAAAGCCTTTAGATGTTTATTATAGTCCTGATGTGATTGTAATGGTGTTTGATAAGAAAGAAAGTTATCCGTATTACAAAGAATATCAAAATCATACTTTGGAGTGATAACGTGAGGAACTATAAAAAAAGATCTAAATATGGTGTCGATCAAACTACTAAAGGTAAACAGAATCGTACTGTTATAGATAGAAAAACAGAAAAAGAAGTATGTTTCGATTCTCTATTAGAGAAAAGATTTTATGAAGACATCATATGCGCTGGATTGGACTCTGGTGAAATTGTAGATTATGAATTACAAAAAAAATATAAATTGCAACCGTCTTTCAGGCATAATGGAAAGACTATACGTGCAATAGATTATGTTGCTGACTTTTGGGTCAAATACTCAGATGGAAGCGAACGTGTCTACGACACTAAAGGTGGAATGGTTGATCCTTCTGCCAAGATTAAACGGAAACTGATGTATTATATCTATCCTGATTTGGACTATGTATGGATCACTCATACTAAGTCTACTGGTTGGATCGATTGGGATGAAAATGAAGCTTTAAAAAGAGCAAGGAAGAAAGAGGGAAAAAAGGATGGAAATTAATATTTTAGAATTTGTAAAAGAATATAAAGAGAACCCAGTAGGGGCTTTAGAAAAACTTGAAGTTGAAAATTATGTGCCGTTTGCTACTAAACGAGCACTTATAGATACAGTTATTGAAAGTATTATTGAATATGATACTTCTCTTCTTACATACGAACCAATGAATAAGCATTTAAACTTTTCTCTGACATGTGTGGTTATCTATACTAATCTCACCTACGAAGACGAAGAAGGTCTTGATGCTTATGATGCCTTAGTATCTTCTGGTCTTTTAGATAAAATTATTGAAATGATTGGTGTTGATTATGGAGATATGGTCGCTATGTTTGAAGAAACACTTTCTGCTCGTATTTCATTTACTAACTCTATGTCTAATAGATTAAGTGCATTATTTGGAATATTAGAAAATGTTTTTAAAGAAGCTACTCCGGAACAGTTAGATTATTTACGAAAGTTGGCTGATGTAAAAGATGGGGACAATTCCACAGTTAAGAAAGCTGATTGACCAGGGAATAACTATTGGTTTACAGCAGTTTGTTAATGACTACAAGCCTAAGATGGAAAGAGATGCACAACAGTCAGAAGAAAAATATTATAATGACTATTCCTCTTGGGCGGATGGTTATAGACTTTATGATTTAAAAAATATTCATACAATTACAGGCTTTGCTTATAGTCGAAGTGCAGAGCTTAGAGCACGATTTGATTCAAGCCATATGTCTGGAGGACATGGCATATGGGAACCATTGGAAGGTGATCCAGAAATAGTTTTTTCTTGGGGATTTGAAACAGGTAATCATGGATTTCGTAAAACAATAACTCCTATCAGAAATTATTGGGAACAATATTTTCGTGCTAGAAAAATGCATGCCAAAGGGCAAGCAACAAAATTCGTTATCAGCGGATTACATTCTGTTGGTTTATAAAGTGAGGTGAGAAAATGGCTGATTATATAATAAACGTTGGTGTAGAAGTTGAAGACAGTGCGCTAAATGCATTAGAAACACGAATTAATTCTTTAAAAGAGAAGCACATTAAACTAGGTGTGGAATTAGGTAATACTAAACAGTTAACTAAAAATGCACAGACAGCGGTAAAAACAATAAGTAAAGCAACTGCCAAAGCCGCTAAAAATACTCCTGTTATTAAAGGATCTAATCTTGTAGAACAGATGGTCGATCCCGAAAAAGCTTTAAAATCTATGGCTAATACAGCCAGTAAGCTGTCAAAGTATCAGGGCAAACTTGATCTAGGAGAAGTAAAACTTTCTGTAAATCAAGGTATTATGGGGGAGCTTGATGGACTTTTAGCCAAACTTAATGAAATAAAATCTACAGCTAAAAACATGGGCTCTATTAAGCTTACTGTTGGAGACAATATAAAAACTAAAGACGGTAAAATAGTTGTTGGAGAAACTACTAGTTCTTCTAATACTGCAAGATCTACAGGCATTACTCTTAGACAAGCTCAAGCTGAAATTAAGAGAAATATGAAGACAATAGGAACCCTACAGGAACAGTATGTAAGTGGGATTATTGATGAAAGTACTTATAAACAGTCAAAGAGAACTATAGGACATAGAAATTCTCAGCTGGCTAGACAGATACAAAATCAAGGTACTGCTTCTGATTGGGTTACTTCTGCATCTGACATTCGAGGAGCACAGGCTAAGAATCAAGAAGCATACAAAGCAATGACTCAGAGTGCTTCAGAATATGACAAAGTTATCACTAATTTGGGTGAAAAACAGAAGACATTCAATAAAATGGCTCAAGTATATAATCCTAACAATGGTAAACCATTAGATAAAACTCTAGGACAAGGTTATGATGAAAGATTAAAATCTTTTAATGATACATATGAGCAATTAAAAAAATCTCGTGATAGTCTTGCGACTCTTACTGGAGACGAAAGAGACACTGAGCAAGTACGTTTTGCTGCTCTTCGCTCTGAAGCCAATCGTCAAGCTAGATATCTCGGTAATACTAATCAGTTTTTCTCACGTACTCCAAATAGATATAGCCGTTCAGAATATATTGGTACAGATTTAGATCCAGCATCTGATAAGGTCCGTCTTAAGATGGAACAAATGTCAGCAGATCTGGCAAAAGGAAGCAAATACACAACAGAGTTTAATGCAGCACAAGGTAAAATGTATGCTACTATTGATAGAGGGTCTGGTGTATTTGAAAAATATCAATTAGCATATAAAAATGGTCCAGGTAATATTGACCAATCTCTTACTAAAGTTACTCAAAGTGTAAAACCTTTATCTAGTTATATTTCTGAAATGGGACAAAAGTTCCGTAGTCTTAGCCAGTATCTTGTAAGTAATTTTGGATTCCAAGCATTAACAACGGGTGTCAGATCCGGTGTCGAATCAATAAAAGAATTAGATTCAGCGATGACTGAACTTAAGAAAACATCAGATGGTACAAAACAAGAATATAGAGACTTTACTACTCAGGCTAGAACTGATGCCAAAGACATTGGTAGTACAACCACTCAGATTACTAGTAGTGCTGCTGATTTTTCTCGTCTTGGATATAGCTTAAATGAATCTCAGACTTTAGCTAAAAATACAGGTATTTTAAAAAATGTATCAGAATTCGGATCTATAGATGATGCAACAACCGCTATGATTTCCATGATGAAAGCATACGACGTAAAAGTTGATGATTCTATGGATCTCGTTGATAAAATGAATCTTATTGGTAACAACTATGCAATTTCTACAGACGGAATTGCCACTGCTTTACAAGATTCAGGTTCAGCATTAGTAGCAGCGGGAAATGACTTCGATAAATCAGTTGCTCTCGTTACGGCAGCAAATAGTGTAGTGCAGGATCCATCGAAGGTAGGTGCTGGTCTTAGAACAATTGCATTACGACTTAGAGGCACTTCTGCTGAAGAATTATCTTCTATGGGTGAAGATACAGAAGGTCTTGTAGAGACCACTTCTAAACTTAATTCAAATATTAAATCTCTTACTGCCGTTAACGGTAAGGCTGGAGTTTCTATTCTTGATATGAATGGAAACTATAGAGATACTTATGATATTTTAAAAGATATCTCTCAGGTTTGGGATGATATTGGTAAGCAAGATTTGGCAGATGGTCAGAATAGACAGGCTGCTCTGCTTGAAATGATGGCAGGAAAAAATAGAAGTAATATTCTTGCATCCATATTACAGCATCCTGAATTACTTACAGATGTTTATAATGATTCCGCAAATAATTATCAAAATTCAGCTCAGAACGAGCTTAATACATACCTTGATTCTATCGAAGCAAAAACAACTAAAATTAAAGAATCTTGGTCACAGTTATGGCAATCAGAAGGTAGTACTAATACTTTTAAAGGATTGCTTGATATTGGCAACGGCGCTGTAGGACTCTTAAATGGTTTGGGGCTTAATAAATCCTTAGCCGGAGTCGGCGGTATGCTTGTTAGCCATGCTATGAACTGGGGTGGGACAAATTATCAGTTGGTCCTTTAGAAAACGCCCCATGTAACCTGGTGGTGACACGGAACGATCTCATATGAGAAAGGGGTTACTAAGCAAACAACCGAAACTGTCTTTATTCGAAGGAATAGAGAAATGCTTTTAATTTGGCATTCAGGGTGAACCGAAGTATATACTACTCCCCTACTACAGTAATGTAATAGATATAGTAACAATGTATATATATGGGTGGTCTGCAGCGAAGCTTCTTTATTTTATAGAGAAGAACGTTCATCGACTATAATGGGAACTTGGTCTCCGGATCAAGAAGGAATAGTCAGGACTGTTAGGCAGCTTACGCCGAATAAATTAAAGGGTAAATACATCTTATTCTTGTGAGCAATCTTACCTTATGTGCAAAGGTGATGTAAGCACAAATCTTTACTTTATTATTCTTCTATGCTATATTTCACATAGGAGGGTAAAACTATGATAATAAATAATTCTATCAGAACTTATGCACCAATTGCTCCGCCATATTTTGACGGATGCTTATTTATGAATGCAACTTATGAAATGTCAGAGGAACTGGCCAATTTGTTTACTAAAGGATTAGAATCCTTAAGCAAACATTTATATGAAAAAAATATTGATCCTACTAAATTATTTCCTGTAAGTCTAATATTTACAAAAGATGGCAGTTTTTCTGTCACCGAAAATGAAGCAACCACTTATGGAAGATGTATGTCTTTTTTAGTATACTCCATGGAACGAATAATTACATCTAACAATCAACACATGCAGCTATTTGCATTTATTGAAGAATTAGTGCATTACTATTTTCAAGAAACAAACGAAACAAAAGTCAAACTAACTACTTTTTCTGTTGTTCAGAAAATATTCCCAGAAATAACTTTCGAGGAGGTAACATCATGGGGAGTAAATTGGAGCTAATGTTTATTAGCAAAGAGAAAAGTCAAATAATTAATTCTCCTGTTATAAGAGGTATTACTTGTGATACTTATAAAACATACTTACAAAATTCATCAAAAGAGCAAAAGACTATTCAGTCTCCTGCTCTTTCTTAGTATAATACGTACAATCTTCATTTTCAAAGTAAGGACATTCCTCTTCCTTGCACTCTTTATAAAGAGGACATTCTAATATTTCCATAATCTTTAAACCTCCATAGTATAGTTTTGAAAGCAGGTGTATTTAATGGATAAAAATATTTTTGATAAATTGGTTCCTGAATATGTTCAAAAGTTAAACTCAGATGAAGTTACAGATTTACTTATAGAAATCAGTAATATTGGCAGGCCAAAATTTATCAGTAATTACCCAAAAGAAATTGTTGATCAACTCCCAGAGTATGACCTATACGAATAATCTTTTCGGTTACATCCAATGTAGTCGAGATTGTTAACTTTCCTATAGTATTGTGCAAAGTGTTAGTGTACAGAAAGGAGAACTGTGGTAGCAGTTCTCCTTCTATTAAGAATTTTAAAAAGAGAAATACATATGACGAAGTAATTAAATGATAAAGTAGAACATTATTAGCGATTAGTCAACTTTTTTATTCTTGTATTGTCTTTTCATCATTCCGGTGATAAATTTGACTTTCTCATCAGATAATTCTGGATGGTTGCAAATTTGATCAACGGTATGATTTTTCGAGTTATAATATAGACCAGCTAATATTACAACAAGTAAAAGACTACCAAGAGATATTATTATTCCAGTATTCATATTCTTCTTTTCACCCCCTTCCCTTATAAATTTCTTTATTGGGGAAGTGTATTGCCCAGAACGGGCAGATTCTTCGTCCGCATCAACAATACAGAATGTATGCCAACACTTCTGCATGATCAAAAGAAATGATCAAGTATATTATCGTGCAGCGAGTTATAATGCAGCACCTATAACCATAATATACCTAGTAGTATAATAACAATATTCGACAACTTTGTATATACAGAACATTAGTTTATTATAATCAAAACTTAGCTCCGCATTGTCCACACTGATAAGTCTTACCAAGATCACCAGCTCCAAAAAGACCAAACAGACCTATCTTCATTGCTTTTCTTGTTCCAGTGATTTTCTTAAGGTTTGTACTGCCGCAAATTGGACACTTAGGCCCAGTAGAGAATTTCTGAGCATTCTGTTTGGCATACCATCTGTCTGTTATCTTGTTTCGTTGTTCTACTCCTTCAGGGGATTCCCAGTATTTTCTTTCTGCAGTGGCTGCTTTGGTAACATCAGAGTCTAGCTTGCCATAGAAATATTTCTCTCGGAGCATTTCATCAGATTCTTCTATGCTAGGATAATCGCCATTATGGTTTTTTTTATACTCTTCTATTACTTCTGCATAAGCTTTAGAAAAGTTTATTGTTGTACCTATAAGATTACCCTTTAAACAACTTGAACATAAATCACCTATAGTATTTGAACAACTCACTGCTCCACATTTATTACAAAATAAAAGTTCACTCATAATTTTCACCTTTTATATAGTTTTTAAGATGAACTATATTATATCACAGTATCTGGTTTTTGAAAAGAACGATCAAGGTGGAATTTTACCAGAAACACGTTGGAGTAGAAGAACAAGATTGTACAACGAAGGTCGTGCGGAGGCTTTATCAAATTGGAAAGAATATGATAATGACACAAGAGCATTGACCCAGCTTAATAATGCACTTCAGAATAATGGTCAAACTATTACCGATAACGCAGAAAGACAGAAAATTGCTGATAAAACTCTAAAAAATGCCAGTGAAAGAGCGAAAGAATATGGTAACCAAATTGTAGCGAATACGAAAACTCTTAGTGACTTTAAGAAAGAGAATGAAGTAGAGGACCCCAATAAGCAAGTAAAACCTAAATTTACTGATGGATTAAAAAGTTTTGCTTCTTCTGCACTTTCATCAATTGGTAATGCTGTTGTTTCTGCCGGTACAGCAATGATTGCACAGCAATTAATCTCATGGGGACTTCAAGGTATTGATGCTATTGTTCATTGGGATGATAACATTATTGCTAAAGGAAAAGAAGCAAAAGAAACAATCCTTGAGCAAAATCAAACTTATAAAGATCAGAAGTCTCAATTAGAAGAGCTCCAAGAACAATATACAAAATACGCTTCAGGTGTCAAAATCTCTGGTAATATTATTAAAAATGCCACTCTTTCGGATGAAGATTTTCAAGCGTTTCTCGATACAAGTAATCAAATTGCTAACTTAGCACCTTCTATGATTGATGGATGGGACTCTGAAGGCAATGCTATTCTTAAATTTGGAACGGATACCAAAGAAGCTAATCAGCAAATTTCAGATTATATTCAACTCCAACGTGACGTAACACATCTATCCATTAGAGATAATCTACAGGATGAGTATAAGGGTGTAGTTAAAGATGCAGAGAAAACTGGAAAAGAAATTTCTAATAAAAAAGATCAAAAAAAGGAAGCAGATACTATTGCATCTGGATGGACCGCATTAAAAAATGCAACCGAAACAGATGGACCTATTACTTTTACTACAACTGCACCACAAAAAGAAGTTGAAGAATTACTAGATAAATATAAAGTTACATCGTTAATAACTAGCGATGTAAATGGTGATACTTATACAGTAGATATGTCAGAGCTTTCTGCGGCAGATAAAAATGCTCTTAAAACGTCTCTTGAATCTAAAGAAGCATTGGCTCAAGGTAATGCCAATTTAATTGAATCTGAAAAACTTGCTCAAGAAGCTGTACAAGCATCTAAATGGAAAGATTTACTTCCAAGTTTACAAGCATATGTTGAATCATCAAATATGTTTGATAACATGGATTCAGATGTTGCGGAAAGAGCTAAAAATGGCATTAACACAATGCTATCCAATATTGATATTTCTAAAATGACAGATCAAATAAAAGATGCTGGTGGTATTGATGGTTGGATTGATAAGACTTTAATCGCTCCTATGACATCGGGTTCGAAAGATGTTCAAAAAGCTTGGGCTGACCTTTTTTCATTGGAAGACTCTTATGGTTCCGAAGATTCAAAGATGACAGTTGGAGAATGGTCCAAACAGCGAAATGATTATCTTAAAACAATTTCTGAAGGTACTGGTGAAAGTTTTGATAGTCTTGCTAAAAAATTAGGATATAAAACTGATGAAGGTTGGACTGTTAGAGAACAGATTAACAATGCAGCTGCTCGTCTTTATGGAAAAAACTATGATAGAGACCAAAGAGCGGAAATAGGTAGTTATTTAAATGGATTGACCAAAGATAATTATGAAATAGCTATTGATTTACTTATTAATGGTGATAAAGCATTTTCTTCTTTAGATGAATTTAAAGAAAAAGTTAATGAAGCAATAAGCAATGCTAAGAATCAGGCAGATGAAGCTGCTGTTTCTTTAGATTCAATGGAAACGAAAGTATCAACTGCTAAGTCTACTCTTTCTTCTATGGGAACTATTCTTACAGAGACTACTTCTGCAGGTGGAATTTCTAAAGACAATGTTAAGATCCTTTCTACTGCTTTCAAAGATGTGAAAGATCCTCGTGGCATTGAGCAAAATGTTAATGATTTATTCACCACTACTTCTGATGGTATCAAACTAAACATAGATGCTTTGAAAACCTTTACGGAATATCAGGCTGAAGCTACTGATGGAGATTTCGAAAAGGGTATTAAGTTACAGACTAAAGCTATTGCCGAGCAAGCAGAAGAAACAGATAAAGCTTGGAAAGCTATTGCTAAAGCCGATGACAAGGAAGCAGCTAGAGCAACTTATAACGCAGAAAAAGATAAATTAAAAGATGCTAGAGATGAATATTTATCTTATATGCAATCTCAGTCTGAATGGCAAGCAACTAAGAAACAGCAACAGGAACTTCTCTCCTATTATTCTCAGTGGCAACGTGCCCAGAGTACGGAGAATGCCGGAGATAAATATAATAACATTGTCGCCGGACTAAAGAATGCTAAAGATGCATATGATAAAGGTCTTGTAGGTACAGATGATTTTAAATCATTTGCCGCTCTTATTTCTCCTACAGGTTCAGATGATAGAGCAAACTTTGCAGAGAACTATGGTAAAGCTGTGAGATACCTCACAGAAGATAAGACAGGTGTTAATAATTTCTTAGCTGATCTTAAATCTAAGGGTATGGCATCTTATGATGATGCAAGTAAAAGATGGTCATTTGACATAGATGATATGAGTAAAGCCGCTCGATCAATGGGAATCAGCAAAGAATTCATGAGTGCTAACTTCGGTCGTCTTCGTGATTATGGCATTGATAATAACTTTATATCATCTATAGAGGAAGGTATAGACAGAACTCAAGAACTTACTTCTGCCCTTTCAGATGAACAGAAACGACTCGAAGAACTGAAAAATACAGATAGTACTAACACTACTGCTATTTCTGCTTCTGAGGATAAAGTTAATAAATATAAACAGGATTTAAAAGAAACCTATGATAACATGGAGTCTTATTCAGAAGATGCTGCTCAAAATGCTATTGATAATTTCAATTCATCTGCCATGGGAGCGCAAGCCTACGAAGAAGAGATAAAAAGAGTTCAAAAAAATGATCAATTGACAAATGATCAGCGAAATGCAGCTATTAATCAATTAAAAGCTAAACAAGAAGAGCTAGCTGCTTCTGCCGGTACAACTGTTGAAGCTCTTTTAGGAACAGATGTATCTTCATTAATGGATGGTATCATAACAGATTCTGCTTCTGTTACTACAGCTCTTGATGGTATCAATAAAGCATATGAAGAACAGAACACAGATGTTACTTCTTTAGTAGATACTCTTGGGAAATATACTTCTGAACAGTTAGAAGGTATAGATTTCAATGACGGTAAATGGGACACTGAATTAGGCGATGCTGAAAAAGCTGTTGAATCTTTATGTGAAAAACTCGGTTTAACTAAAGACCAAGCTCGTTCTGTTATTGAGGCTTTAAAAGAAGCTGGTAAATTAAAAGATTCTGAGGAAAGTAGTGATTCCTCTAAAGAAACTACTAAGGGGTCTTGGGAGAAACCACAGACTGCTGAACAGATGGGATTCGGTGATGATCCTGACAGAGCTGCTGAATATACACATTCATTGGAAGCTCTTACTGCTGCCCATAAAGAAAACGATGCCGCTACTGAAAAGTCATTTGAAACCCTTTCTAAATATAACCGTACACAATTAGAGGGCATCAAATTAAATGATGGTGCTTATAATGTTGAGGGTATGGAACAGGCTGAGAATGCCATACAACAGTTAGCAGATAAGACTCAATTGTCCAAAGATCAGATTCTTACTGCTCTTGAAGGTCTTGGTGTTTTGAAAGTTAATGCTCCTACTATGGATGCGACAAAAGGTTTAGAAGATTTAGTTTCTGAGGCTAAAGATGCACAGGACGAATTGTCTGACCTTACTGGCAAAACATACACATTTGATTTTGATACTACTGATTTAGATACTGCTCATAAACAGGTAGCTGACCTGCAGGAAGAAGTAAATAAATATAGAGATCGTGATGGCAAATTCCATTCAGAGTATACTGGCGGAGAACAAGTGCAATCAATGTACAAAGCCGCTATTGCTCAAGAACAGAATGCTGAATATAGTTCTTCTGCTATTGGGCAGTCTAGTTTATCATCAGATGTCGTACAAGCTGCTCAAGATTTCATGCAAGCTAAGAATGAAATGGATCAGCAAACACAACTTTATCAGAATGGTATGGACAACACCCTTGATCAGGCTACTCAAGATGCCAATGCAGCTTTTGAAACCTTACAACAGGCTCAGACTGATTCAGGTATCAAATTAGTAGATACAGACAATATTCAAACTGCCGAAGATCAGTTATTACAATTATCCAATGAGGATATTAGTGATAAAATCAAAATAGATGTTGATACAACTTCTGTTGATGACGCTCTTGCCGATGTACAAGCACTTGCAGCAGACGGAAAAATGGGAAGTATTGACTTAGATTTTGATGTTAATACGATGTCTATTGATGATATAGATTCTAAGATAGAAGAATTGACAAATCAACAGAAAGTATTAACTATTCTAGGAGATGTTGAGGGAGCAGATAAAGTACAAGCTCTTATTGATGCCTTGCAGCAAGTACATGACAAACAAGTTGAAGTTGTTGCACAGACCCAAGGTGCAGATTTAGTAGACCAACTCCAGTCACGAATAGCCGAATTGCAAGATAAAAATGTATCTATTGATGCAATTGTTCAAGATGATAAAGTTCAAAGTCTTATAAGTGAAATTGCTGCTCTTCCACCAGAAGTACAGATTGCTATTGGCGTAGATGAAAGTAATGTAGGAAATGCAGAAGCTATCAAAGCTCAGATTGAATCCGATCCTGCAAGTGTTAATGTAAATTATACCAAAGGTGATCAGGAACCTGCTGAAGATCAAAAAGCTGATGTAAATTATACATTAGGATCTCAAGATCCTCCAAATGATAAGACTGCAAAAGTAACTTATACTTTAGGTTATCAAGCTCCACCTTCGGACAAAGTAGCACATGTTACGTATATAGGTGGTAAAGCTTCTGGCACTATGACCTCAATTGCTCACGCTTCCGGCACAGCTTATAATGTTCTTAATATGAAACCTCTCTCTTCTGCTCATGCAAAAGGAGAAGTAGCACTTAAACATGATGAGCAAGCCCTTGTTAATGAGGTAGGCATCAATGGTCATTCTGAATCTATAGTGCGTGATGGTGTATGGTCACTTATTCCTGGTGGCGCACATATGGAGAACTTGAAAAAGGGTGACATCATATTCTCTGCACAACAGACAGAAGATTTATTGAAACGTGGTGCTACGCATGGTCATGCAAGAGCATATGCACAAGGCACTGCTTCCGGTGTAACCCTTGCTCCTGCCTATGCAGACGGTACATCAGAATTAGATGATACAATTAAAAAAGTAAGTACTCAAGCTAAAGACTGGATAGAAACTGCTCTTGATCGTTTAGAGAGAATCGTTGAAAAGTATCAAGATATCGCTGAAAGCGATTATAGTAATTATAAGTCTTCTGAGAAGAATTATAATAAAGCACTTAAAAATCTGAATAAACAATTACAGACACAAAAAGATTCCAGAGCAAAATACGTAGCTAAAGCAAATGAAGTTGCTTCTGCTGTTGGTTTATCTGATGAACTGAAAAAGAAAGTCCAGAATGGTACAATCAATATTGAAAGTTTATCCGAAGATGATAAGAAACGTGTTGACGCATATCAGGAATGGTATGAAAAAATCTTGGATTGTGACAAAGCGATTCGTGAACTCACTAAGTCACAGAAAGATTTAGCTAAAGCAAAGGTCGAACGTGTTATTGAAGCTTATGACACCGTCATAGGTAAACGTGAGAATAAAGCTGACTATTACAAAGCTAAACAGGAATTGAGAATCTCACAAGGGTATAATCAGAAACCTGGTTCTAAATATGAAAAATACATGAAAAAGGAACTCTATTATACCAATGAACAGAAACGTCTTACTGATAAAGAAATAAAAGAATATAAAGGTAGGATGAAAGAATATCTTAAGGTAAATGGACATAAAACTGTCGATCCAGAATACCAAAAGATGAAGAAACAGCTTTATAGTCTCCAGACAGAGGCTGTTAAGTTAGAAAATGAAGCTGCTGAATTAGTTCAGGCTTTACAAGATAATCGTGAACAGATAAAACAATGGGCTGTTGACCGCTGGGATCGTGCAGGTTCCAAGCAGGATGCAGTAATTGATTACGCAAAAGCAAATGATAATCCTGAGTATCAGATTAACGAAAAGATTTATCAGGAGCGCATTAAATCTAATGCGAGACAGATTAATGCACTTCAAAAGCTTCGTGCAGAAAAAGCCGAATACTATGATATTCATTTTTCTTCTATGAACAATGAAGAAGCTCAGAAGTATCTTGATTCTATAGCACAGATTGACGAACAAATTTTAAAAATCGGCAGTGATATAGAAAATCTGAAAAATGAAATCATGGAGCTTCGTTGGAAACCATTTGATGATGCACAAGATAAACTATCAAATGTTATCACTGAATATCAGACTATGCAAAAACTTCTCGGTGACGCTGAAAGTTTTTACAATGATGATGGTTCATTTACTACAAATGGATTAACTAACATTTTATTAACTCAAGAATCTATAGATGCGACAAAACAAAAGATTGCTAACTATAGGGAAGGTCTTAATAAGCTTGAAGAACAATATAAAAATGGTTGTTACAGCTTAGACGAATACAATGAGAAAAGCAAACAACTTCTTGATGGTATTCAACAAGAATCTACTGCTCTTTCTGAACTGAAACAGAATATGCTTGATATGTATGAGACTCAAATTAAGAAAGAGAATGATTTACTTCAGGAAAATATTGATAAGCGTAAAGACGCTCTTTCTGCTAAAGAGAAATATTACGATTATGACAAAACTTTAAAAAAGAAGTCTAAAGATATTAATACTCTTAAATCCCAGATAGCTGCCCTTGAAGGAACCAGTAATGCTGCCGCCAAAGCTCGTCTTGAGAAATTACGTGCAGAACTTGCAGATGCCGAAGATGATATGGCAGATACCATGCATCAACACGAAGTCGATATGAAAAATACCGGCTATGAGAATTTCTCTAATGAAGCGAATAAAGCTCTTGATAATACACTTGATGCAGTAAAGAAAAATTCTTCGTTTCAAGAAGCTATTATTAGTGGAATGCTTACCAATGTAACCACTAATTATGATAACACATATAAACATTTACATACTGTGATGGATCAGTATGGTGTTAAGGTGTCTAGCACATTTGATACTATGATAGGTAAGTCTGCTGATTTCAATACAAGTTTGATTCAACAGATAAAAGCATTAGAAACCATTTCTAATATGAAAGTTACTCTTCCATACGGAACAAGCAATGGACAAGGTGGTTCTACAGCTGGTAATAATACATATACCGGTGCTGAGAATGGTATTCACAATACATTTAATAGCAATAAAGACTCCACTGGTGCTGGAAATGAAACTCCAGGTACAGTTAATGGAAAAAGTTATAGTTTTTCATTAAACAAATCAGAAATATTCTTGACACCAAATGAATCTTATAAATTGAAAGTTACATGGTCTCCTACCGCACCTTTACATTCAGATATTAAATGGTCTAGTGATAAAACTGATGTTGCAAAAGTTTCATCGTCTGGTAAGGTTACGGCTACAAAAGGGGTACAAACTTCTAAAGGTGGCGGAGTGACAGGAGTTCTAGTTGGTGGACTTGAAAAAACATTTAAGGCTACTATTACAGCTAAAAGTGATTTTGGAAGCAAAACTTGTGTTGTACACGTAATGCCAGATGCGCATTATGATGCAATTGAAGAATATGCAAATAAAAATGGATTGGCTATGACCAATGATAAAATGCAGGAAGCTCTCGAATATGCTTATCGAAATGGTGGAAACCATGCTGATAAGGCAGACATAGCAGTTGAGGGATTTAAAAAAGCTTATTTGAATGATAAACCAGCATATTTAAAGAGTTGGTTTAATACTCTTCCAAACCGTCCAGATGGTGCAACAGACGTTCCTGCCGGAGTAAGCCAGCTAGTAGGTTATTTCAATTCCAAAGGTAAGAAAGTCGGACCAAAAGAAATGCAGCAACTTGCAGACATCCTTGAAATTCCCACTCCTGGTGTTAAGAAATATGATTCTTGGGGAACAACTCTTAAGAATCAAATTCTTCAGAAATATAGATCATATGGTTATGCTACTGGTGGTGTAATTAATAGACTTATTCCTGCAAATATGGACACTCTTCTAGGTAAAGCTATTATTAGTAATGGTGATCAAGGATTCGTTGGTGCAAAAGTTGGTGAGTCAGTGATGACTGAGGAATTCACTCGTCTACTCAAGCCTTCTATTGCTGCAATGAATGACTTTACTAATATGTTTAACCCAACTACCCCTATCGCCACTACAAATAATGATTATACTGTCAACAATGAAGTAAACATTAATGTAGCAAGCATGAATAGTGATTTAGACATCCAAGATGTCGCAAATAAGGTCTCTACAATTATTAATAAGAATATGACTAGAGATTGGAGAAAACTTAGATAATAAAAGGACTGCTTCGGCAGTTCTTTTATTATGCAAAAATATAAATGAAAGAGGTGAATAAATGTTACAATTTGAATTTGATGGACATAATTCTAGTGAATACGGGATTATAATGACTGGAATCACAGACAATGATAATCTTGAAAGTAGATCTTTACAGTTAGGAGAAAAGAATAGATATAGAGCAAGAGAAAATCATTTCGGAACAGTGTACGGTGATAATTATAGCTTTACACTCAGTATCATGAAAAATCCTTGTCACAATACAAATGTGACACCTGAATTATCTAATGGAATCATTACATATCCAGAAAAATGTACTCCTATATTGAAAAATGGTATTATTACTTTCCCATTAGAGTACATTCCAGATGTTAAATTAGGTGTTATACAGATGAATGATACTGATTACCTTTCTTCAAGCAATATCCGTATTATTAATGGCTGGTTAACTTCTCCACAAACACCAAAATTATTTAAGATAATTGGTGGTGACTACTTCTACGAAGATATAGAGTTCTTTGCTACATTCACAGAAATTACTACTGATCATGTTGTGTTCCCATATGAAATGAATTTTACAGTCACTTGCGACAGTCCATATGGTTACACTCCTGAGATTACGCATAATATCACCTCTTCTTCTACTCTTCCAAAAACTTATATAATTAACAACACTTCTGACTGTCATGAAGATTACATCTATCCTCTTATTAAAATTTCCCCTAAAAGCCATGGCACTATTACAATCCAAAATGTAACAGACAATAACGGAACAATGAAAATAAATGCTTTAAAAGATGATGACTTTTATATTGATTGCCAGCATTTAAAAATATATGACATTACTAATTCAATTATAAGTTTTGAAGATTTGGGTGTAAAAGATATAGATAATATATACTGGCTTAGATTGGCTTACGGTGAAAATGAATTAAGATTCACTGGTGATGCTACATTTGAGCTTATTTATAGAGAACCAAGAAAGGTGGGTGCGTTTGGGTGAAAATAAATCATAAGTATGATATTTATGGACGTACTGAGCCTTCTATTATTTATTTAGCTAAACCTGGCAAAAGATTATATTGTGCGCTAGGAGGCATTGATACATCTACCGTTTCATTGTCATTAAAAACTAATAATACAGCTGAATTAACATTTACTGTTGATAAATACATAAACAATACTGTTACTGACGGGTATGAAGAACTTGATGAGCTAATGGAGCTATACTGTGATGGCATTTGGTTCAAAATAGTAGATCCGCCAACTATTAATAATGATGGTTTGCGTGAAACTAAAGAGATTACTGCTGAGTCTTATGAAATCATGCTTACTCAATATAAACTGAAAAACTTTAAAATTAATATGGGCGAAGAAGATTCCTATGAAATGATGTATCAGGCAACTCATGATACAAATAAGTTTTATCAGATTAAGTTTTATGATTCAGAAAATGAAGATCTAAGTTTTTTACATTTAGTATTAAAACATGCAGATGTCCCTGGTTGGCATATAGGTTATGTGGATAATATTACTCCTGATGACGACGGAAAATTACTCCCTAATAATATATGTAACTTTGAAGTAGACGATCAAAATGTATATGCTTTCTTAACACAAGAGGCCGCACAAGCCTATAAATGTGTGTTTGAGTTTGATACTGTAAATATGACCATAAATGTTTATAGACCTGACAGCTTAGGTAAAGATACAAATGTAGTTTTAGGTTTTAGAAACATTCAGAATAGTATAACTATTTCTAGGGATGAAAATTTAGTTACACAATTTTATGTTGAAGGCTTAGATGATTATAATATTGATGCAGTCAATTTTGGTGATTCTGTAATTACTGATCTTTCCTATTTTGTATGTGAGCCTTACATGGACACTTCACTACAAGAAAAATATAATGCATGGCAAAGCTACCGGGAGTCCCGCAGAGAAGAGTTTATTAATTTATCCAAAGAATATAATAAAAATCTGGAAGTCCTTACTGAATTAATGAACAGAGTCCCAATTGATACTGCTCAAACAAATTGGTTCGGGAAAAAAGTTGAAGATTTAAAAGATGCATATAATGCTAACATGGCAATCATTAAGGGTTTAGAAGCTCTATATGTTGACGATAAAAAGAATTTTGATTTAGAAGCTTTAAAAAAGTCACATGATTGGCCTTTATATGAATCAATTATGAACTACACTCTTCCATCTATTGTGGCTGCATTACAAGCTCAAGACGAAACCGTAGAAGGATTCGGTAAAGGAAATATTATTTCATGTGTAAATCCGATTGTATTGGGCCAAGATTGGTATATGGTAAACCCTGGAACTTCTTCTTTTCAAACTATACAAATTGATGATGCTCCTGCTTATGGAATCACTCGTGGAGTTAAAGTAACTGGTACTAATGGGGGAATTTATCAACACAATATTAGTATTGAACCATCTCAGAGATATACTCTTAGTTGTTTTGTGAAAGGATCCGGTACATTTTATCTTGGTTATAATAACACTGGAGAAGATAGAAAGAATGTTGCTTATAACATTACATCTTCTTGGACAAGAGTTTATACTTCTTTTAATCTTTCTTCTCGTTTAATTGATGTAGCATTCACTGGAACTAATGATTTCACTATATGCGGTATGCAATTAGAGATGGGCGATTCACCTAGCCAGTTTGGGTATTTCACGCAATCTGAAAATATTATAAAAGCTTATGAAACTGATTGGAAGTTATATGGAATCTCAGAATTAAAAGTAAAGATTTCAACTTACGATAGCTGTATTAAAGAATTAAAAAAGAGTGGATACGCTGATGGGTATAATCCTTTATCTGGATATGAAGAAGCATATTTTACTCAGATGCATCAAAAATATCTGGATTATCTGAATTTAAAAGATCAGGCTGAGGCTGCTTTAAAAGAACGCCAGGCTGAATATGATAAGGCTAAAAAACCTGAAATTCAAGAGAAACGAAACCAGATTGCAAAAGATGTATTACTTGAAAATTTTGGTAAAGTACAGAACAAATACTCAGCTTTTACTGATAAAGAAACATATATTATTAAGAGTTTATATAGCCAATCCACTTATACAAATGAAAATATTATTGTTACTACTCTTGACAGTACTGCTGATGCCGTAGATAAGTCTAAAGTTCTTTATGACGATGCATTGGAAGAATTGTATGTGGAATCACATCCACAATATACATATACTGATGATGTAGAGAATGTATACGCTCTTCCAGAATTTAAGGAGTACCATGAACAGCTTGCGGTAAATGATTTTGTGCGTGTAGGAATCACTGATACTAATTATATTAAACTAAGAGTAATTGAAATCACATATAATCCTTGTGATTTAGATGAATCTATGGAAGTTACTTTTAGCAATATGATTCAGTACAAAGCTAAAAGGAATGATTATAATACTCTTTTAAACGATGCCCTTAATACTTCCAACCGTAATGGTGGTCGTGTTAATTCAGTCAACAAATCTTCTACTTCTGATTATGTCATCACATCAGAAGCTATCAAACAAATCTTTTCAAATCCTCTATTCAATTCAATGTTAGGTGGAACTGTCACTGGAGGAACCGGGTCTGGCGGAACCATTACCGCTGATACAATTATTGCAGAACTCGTGAAAGCAAAAGAAGGTGTATTTGATAAGCTTACTGTTGATACTGCTTTCATGAAATATCTCGATGTAAAACTTATTTCCGCAGATAAGATCACAACTCGTATTCTCGAAGCGGAACAGGCAAATATTGAAAAGCTGTCAGCTAAGATTATAGAATCTAACCAGATTAATGCTGATATGATTAATGTGAAAAATCTTCTTGCAGGTCATGCAGGAGTTGGAGAATTACATACAATTCATCTTACTGTAGAAAATGCAGAAATTGATCAGGCTGTTATTACTAATCTCATCGCAAAGAAAATTGCAGTTGGAGATTTAATGGCTCAAAATGCTCTTGCAAATCAAATTGTACTTATCTCTAAAGACAATAAACCTACTATTGCATTTCAAGAAAGTACCCAACAGTTTTATGATTCCAAAGGAAATGTTCGTGTGCAGATTGGTATGGACGGTAAAGGGGATTTCAACTTTATTGTTAAAAATGGAGACAGAGCCGCTTTATTTGATGAAAATGGTATTACCCAGACAGGTATTCCAGATAATACAATTCTTGGGGACATGATTAATAACGCCACCATTACCAAAGATAAACTTGGATTCCAAATCATAGAACCAAATGAACAAGGTGGTATTGATATCACTAATATTTATGATGGTAAAGGAAATCAATGGTGGGGAATAGAAAAGACTACTATTACAGATGACTACACAAAGCAGATTAAGAATGTTACAGATACTCTGACCGGACAAATCGAAACTAAGGTTAGTAATACTCAATATCTTAAAGATCAAGAATCTATCCGAACAGATTTTTCTGATATCAAACAAAATGTTTCTGGGATTACATCTACTGTAAGCAGTATGCAAACAGATCTTTCTGAAGCTCAAGAAAAAATTAAAGCAAACACCTCTTCTATTACTCAGAATGCAGATAAAATCAGTTTTATGGTAACTGGTGACAAAGAGTCTGAGTTCACAGTTACTGATAAATTTATTCAGATGATTTCTGACCATATTAGCATTGATGCCAGCACCATTGACATTAATGGTATTATCACTGCAATGAATACACACACTGGACCAGGTAAAACTAAAATCGACGGTGGTATTATTGATACCAATACTATTACTGCTGATTCTATTAAAGTTGATGCAATCAGATCAAAAATATTTGAAGATGATCTGACATCTAATTATTCACTAAAAGGTATCTGGTTTGATTTATCAGAGAACGGTGCCATTAAAGGTAAAAATTTTGCTGTTGATTCTAATGGTAATGCTTATATTCGTGGTAACAGCACTGTTGAGGGAACCATTATAGCTAATAAAGGTTATATTGGTGGTATTGGTGGTTTTACTATTGAAGCTGGGAAATTGTATTCTGGCATGGATAGCTTGCCTGAACAACCAACATCAGTATCAAAAGATAAAAATGTATATATTGGTACAGACGGAATTGCTCTTGGTAGTGGAAACTTCAGAGTTGATTCAAATGGTAAGCTTTATGCTAACTCTGGTACATTTTCAGGAACTATTTACGCTGATGGAGGAACTATTGGCGGTTGGAATATATCTGCAAATTCATTAAGTAACAGAGATGGATCCATAAGTTTGAATCCAGATGGTTTAAAACTTGGCAATCAGTTAAATATAGATAATCAAGGGAATGCAACTTTTGGTGGTAAACTATCAGCTGCTACCGGAAGTTTTTCTGGTGAATTAGTTGCAGCAACAGGTAGCTTTTCTGGAGAATTAAAAGCTGCAAGAGGTAGTTTTAAAGGAGAACTTTCTGGTGCAACTGGAAGTTTTACAGGTAGTGTTATTGCTACATCTATTACTGCAAAGCAATCATATTCTATTTATTATAACGATGTTGGAACTGGTGAACCAACTGATTCAGTACAAGTAATTACTGCATTTGACTGGGGAACTAATACAACTCAAATTGGATTTGGGTTGATAGATTCATCTTTAGACTCTTCAAAAATGCATGGAATGCTTCTGATAAAAGAACAAGGCGCAAGAGTTCTAACATTAATTGCAGATGATATTAATACAAATGGATGGTTAAATGTTAATAAACTTAATATTACTGATTCATTAGGACAGTATAAAGGAGTGCCATATAAATCAATTATGTGGAAACCAACAGACACATTTGACTTTAATGGTTATAATCATCATCACACTATTCTTCCTTATAAAAACGGTAACTTTGCAGTAGGTATGGAAAGTACGACTACAGGAATGTTATCTATTAGTTTATTACCATATTTGTTATCAACTGAAACCGATGCATATGGTAATATTACAGTAAGTAAAACTAAAGATACTACTTCTCAGATAAGCATTGGAGCAACAGCTAATCCATATGCATGTATTTATGTAGATGCTATTTATCTTACTGGTGATAAAAAAACTTATACTTCACTGGCTAATTTAGGTGAAGGCGGCACAACTAATTATAATGGACTTACAAATAAACCTAAAATTAATAATGTTGAATTGGCAAGCGGAAATAATACATTATCTAATTTAGGGATCGCTGCACGATCACATTCCCATTCTAAGTTGAATAACAGTTCTCCTGTAGATTATAAAGGATTTGGTCATTGTCATACCGTAATTATGAATAGTAATCATAATATGTGGGTTGCAATTAATAACGATGGTACACCCGCATTAACTCCATATAAATTAAAAACATCAACTAGCTATACAGATGTTGATACATATTCGTTGGAAAAAGGCGGAACTTGTAACCTCGGAAGTACAGATGCTCCTTGGAATGCTGTATATGCTAAAAATTACTATGATGAATATGGAAATAAGATTTCTACAGGCGGTGGTTCAATCAGTCTTAAAATTGATGGAACTACACGTAGTTCTGGATTTACGAATTACAACCTTGCAACACAAGACTGGGTAACTGGGAAAGGATATTTAACTCAACATCAATCTCTTTATGGATATGCTACTACAAGTTGGGTTGAAGGTGCATTTGGAAGCAAAATAGATGTTTCTAATGGATATCTATATTTATATAATAATAACGGTTATCAATTAAGCTCTGTACAATTACCAACAAGTTCTGGTGGAAATTCTACTCCATCAGAAGCAGTTGCGAAAGATGGCACAACTAGACCTATTGTTACATCTGGAACAGCGGGCGGCAATACCTATACTGCATGGATCGGAACATATCATGAAAGTAGCAATTATGTATTAAAAGTCAATGGTAGATGGGGTTCTTCATCATCGTGGGAAACACATGGATTCAAATCAAATTATTCGGATATTAGATTAAAAACAAATATTTCAAATTCAAATAGAAAAGCTTTAGATATTATTAATTCTATAAAAATTCGTCAATTTGATTGGATACGAAGTGGAGAACATCAAGATATTGGATTCATAGCAGATGAATTAGAAACTCTTGATCAACATTTTACATTTGGTGGAGGATATGAAGAAGACGGATCTATGAATATTAAATCTGTGGATTCCTTGTATCTTCAAGGTTATGAAGTAAAAGCTATTCAAGAATTATCTCAAGAAAATCAAAAACTTAAAAACACTATTCTCTCATTGCAAGGAGAAATTGCAATCATAAAACAAAAATTGGAGGAATTAGCATGATTAAAATTAATACAACAACTAATGTAAGTGCAAATATTTATGTTGGGGAAGCAGAAAATCAAAAGAATGTCGCTTATGCAAACGCATCTGTAAGTAAGAATGGTGACGTTTCTATTAACAAATCCATTCAAGATGGTGAAGCATTCAAAGCTAATAAAGAATCAGTTCTGAAAGACTTTACAGAGTTTGAAACATACGTATATGGAATTATTCCTGAATAAATAAGAGGCCATGAGCAATCGTGGTCTTTTATTATGTAAAGAAGGTGAAATATTTGACCAGTCGAGAATATGAACTTGAATTAAAGAAAATTAAAGCCCAAAATCGGCAGATTGAAATGAAACGAAATCTGAAGGCAGCAAAGGTTAAGAGATTCAATATTCCAAGAGTCTCTACAAGTAAATTGATACTTGTTGCTGTACTTTTACTTAATCTACAGATTATTCATTTTGTAGAAAAAGCAATCATGACCTATGGAGATTTATCTGCTCTCTACGCTCTCATTGCTATTCCAGCAACACTCGTCCCTACAGTTTGGGCTTATTATGCAAAGGCTCGTGCAGAAAACTGCACAGGAGGCATTACTTATGATTCTGCAATGGAACAACTTAGACAGCAAAACTCTTCAGATAATGAAGCAGTCGGTTAGGAGGAATAACTATGGATATTAAACAGGGTATTCAGGACGTATTATATCTGATCATTACTGGTATTCTTCCACTTCTTATTACTTATGGAATCCTCTTCCTAAAAGTAAAGATTAAAGAACAGGAAAAGAACTTGGAGAATGATCAGCTCGTAAAATATATAGACGCTGCTACTGATGCTATTAGTAAAGCAGTACTCACAGTTAATCAGACTTATGTAGATGCTTTGAAGAAGGAAGGTAAGTTTGATGCAGAAGCTCAGAAAACTGCTAAACAGATGGCTATTGATAAAGCTAAGGCTTTGATTACAGAAGATTCTAAAGCGGCTATCGAAACATTATATTCTGACTTTGAAGCATATCTAAATGATGCTATTGAAGAACTCGTCAGAGAAAATAAAGTTACATATTAATATAAAAGGAGTACAAGGATTATGAAAAAAGTTATTGTAAATGCAGACATTATGGCAATGTATAAAACATTAAATTCTATGAAGAGTCGTGCGGATTTAATCGCAGGAGATGTTGATGTATTCTGGGCGAATACAATGAATCTAAAGGCTCTTAAGGCGCAGGTAGATAAAATCTCAGAGGTCGAGCAGGAGTTAGTTGATTCTTATTTTACAGAGGAAAACTCACATCCTATTGTTGACGAAAACGGTAATGAAACAGGAAATCGTGTTCTTAATGATGACATAAAAGATAAAATCATCCCTGAAATCCAAGAAAGTCTGCAGAAAATTTATGATAAAACATGTGAACTTGATGTTGAGATGATTCCAGAGGAATCTCTCAAGAAAATGCTTAAATCTAATGAAGACAAACTGTCTATGCTTGATATGACAGTACTATATGAATTTGTAGAAAAAGGTGAGTAATAATGGCAACATATATTCAGGGAATTCAAACCTCTGTTGGTGTTGTTAAGTATGATTACAATTATCTGGCTAATCTCCCTGAATCAGATATGACATTATCTAAACAGGGTGCATTCGCTGATGCCCTTGTTGTTGGAAGAAAACTTACTCAGCTGGGAGCTGATGTGGATAAATTGAAAGAATCTATGACTGCAGTACAGAAATCTATCTCTGATCTGCAGTCTGCAGATTCTTCTTCTAACACTTCAATTGAACAGATCAATACATCATTACTTAGCATGACCAATAATATCGAAACAATACAGAACAATATTACTACTTTGACTCAGAATACTGCTGAGATCAAGAAAAGTGCTGATAATGCGAATTCATCAGTCACAACACTGCAGGAAACTATTAAGTCACTACAGACTAGAATTGAAGCTTTAGAAAAAACTCAGACTAAATAAGGAAGGAGGCAGTTATGTATACACTAAAAATTACAGATGAAAATACTGTTGTAACAACAGTCAAAGAATCAATTGTGGAAAGAAGTAACTATGTAGATAAGATTCAGATTGTGACAAGCAAACTATACAGAGAACAGATTGATATGACTGATACTACTGTTTATATGAAATATAAGCTTCCGATATCAAATAAAATCAAAATGACACAGCTGATTCCGAATGATCTTGCATATGAACAGAATTATATCCAGTATTTAATTCCCGTTGATGCCGGACTTACTGCTGAAGCTGGTGATATTGAAGTATCTTTCACATTTTTAAAACTGATTGCAAATGAAGACAAATCTTACACTTCTTATATTCGCAAGACCACATCAGGTGTTATCCATATCACTCCACTTGTACAATTTGATAAATATGAACCTTCAGAAATGTTTACTGAAATTGATCAGAGACTTCTTGTTATGGAAGGAATGATTAAAGATTTAGATGCTCAGAACAAAGCTGCTTATGAAGGTATGGTAAAAGATATTCGTCTGGATACAGATGGAAGAAAGATTACGCTGACAGACAGAAACGGTGATGACACCGGAGATGGTATCGTTGTAAAAGATCTTTCTGCTATGGTAGCCGAAGATATGACAGGTAAAGATCCTGATGGCACACAGGATGGAGTTGTTCATCTTGATCAGGTTGTCGATCTGGATAAATTATTAAAGTAAAGGAGTCATGATATGTCATTTAAAGATTCTAAAATTGCTGCTGCGGCTAATTCGGCAATGACTTTGAGTGCTGAGTTAGCCGTAGACACTGAGGAATATACATTATGTACTGATGGTCGTTATGAAGTATATACCAAATATCAAGACAATGCATATTCAACAGTGGATAACTTAAAAAATATTGCCGTTGATGCTACACAGATTAATATTATGCAGGAAGAAAACAGCCAGTATATGCCATTTAGGATTCCAAGATATTGGGATGGTATGGATCTTATGGATATGCTCATCCAGATAAGATATGAATCTGTAGCTGAGAAAAAAGGTAAAGTAGCAACAGTTATCAATGTAGCTTCCAACAATACTTATATTCGATTTGGTTGGCTGATTGATGCTGCTGTTACAGCAAATGCCGGAGATATAATTTTTGAAATTATGGCTACTGGCGTAAATGAAAAAGGAAACAATTATATTTGGAGAACCAGACCAAATGGTAAGTTTACTGTTCTTCAAGGATTAAATTATGACGGAATCATTGAACCTTCTGAAGATTGGTATACAAGTTTTGTAAATATGATTCTTGGTCATGTAGCCGAAGCAAAACAATACGCAGATGAAGCAAAAGCTTCCGCTGCTTCTATCAATGTAGATGATATAAAGGCAGATGTAACCGCTTCTGTAACAGCAAATTTAAATCAGACTGTAGCTGCTTCTCTAAAAGATTACTATACAAAAACAGAGATTGACCAGACTGTTGAGGAACTGAACACTGCTATCTCAGGTATTGATAGTCTGAAAAATCTGAAAATTGAATATGATAATACTTCTGGACATCTTGTATTTAAAGATAAAGAAGAACAGATTGGTGAAATCACTATTAACAGTCTTTCAAATCTTGTTGTTGAATATTCTGTAGTGAATGGCAAAGGTTCTCTCGTATTCAAGAATGGAGAAACAGAGATCCAGACTGTAGAACTTAGTTCTATTGAACCGTCTGCCGCATGGACTTCTGCTCTTAAAGAGGACATTTCTAAAAGTACAGATGAAAAGCTCTCTCCTATTGTAGATCGTGTGTCTGCTCTTGAGACTGTAAAAGATGACCTAGCAGGCAAAGTTGAAACAAATACAACTGATATTTCAGGTCTGAAAACAGATGTAGCTGGATTAAAAGAATCTAACGAAACAATTTCTGCTACTACTACAGAAACCAAAAATACGGTAGATATTCTGAAGCAGAATGTTTCTGGTTATGATTCTCAGTTTGAATCCATCAATAGTGACATTACTGCGATCAATGAATCTATTAAGGATTTAGGTAAAAATACAGGTCATGAGTATGACGTTTCTTATGAAGAAAATGTTTTTACTCTGTATGAAGATGATGTAATTAAGAAACAGTTTACAATCACTGGTGGCTCTGGACCATCTGACACTACTACGGTCACAATCGAGAGAATTACAAGTTCTGATGCGATCTTCTTAGCAGGAAACTCTGCAGTGATCGAGTATAACTTTACCTCTGTAGATAATACAGGAGATACAACCGGTAATGGTACTGCTACATGGCGTGTCGGAAGTACAACAGTTGCTACTACTGTAGCTGCTCAGGGTAAGAATAGTTTTGATATTACACAATATCTGAAAAATGGTGCAAACTCTATTAGACTTTCTATCACTGATAGTTTTGGTACAATCGCTACTAAGACTTGGACTATTACAATTGTTGACTTTAAAATTGAGAGTATTTTTGATGATACACTCTTCTATTCAGACGAGGTAACATTTAGATATACTCCATATGGTGATATTAATAAGACTGTACATTTTGTTCTTGATGGAAAAGAAATTGCAGGAGTTGAAACAACTGCTTCTGGTAGACAGATGACTTATACTCTGGCAAAACAGAGTCATGGTGCTCACCTTCTGAAAGTGTATATGACTGCAAGTATCAATAATCAGGACGTAACTTCTGAGTCAGTATATAAAGATATTATCTGGGTTGAACAAGGAAATACTACTCCTATTATTGGATGTTCTATGGTTGAATTTACTGCAAAACAGTACAATACAACAAGCATCAAATATGTTGTATATGATCCAGAACATAATCCTGCTACTGTAAAACTCTCTGTTGATGGCAAAGTTGCTTCTACTCTTACTGTTGGAAGAACTGCTCAAATCTGGAGCTACAAGTCTACCGCAATAGGCAAACAGTCTCTTACTATCAGTTGCCGTAGAATCACAAAGATTCTTACTGCTACTATTGAGAAACTGGATATCAATGTATCTCCGGTAACTACAAACCTTGCATTTGACTTTAATCCATCTGGTAAAAACAATGGTGAAGCTGACTGGCTGAAGATCAATGATAATCTTACAATTGAAGTGTCAGATAACTTTGATACAACAAATGGTGGTTATCAGGTCGATGAAGATGGAGATACTTATTTCTGCGTAAAAGCAGGAACTGCTGCTACTATCCCATATCAGTTATTTGCTGATGATGCAAAGAAAACTGGCAAGAACTTTAAATTCATTTATAAATGTACAAATGTAAAGAACTATGAAGCTCAAGTACTCTCCTGTTTTGCAGATAATCTTGGTTATACTGTAAAAGCTCAGGAAGCAACACTGAAATCTGAACAGAACGAAATCTCTGTCCCATATTGTGAAGATTACTATATGGAGCTGGAATTTAATATTCTGCCGGACAGTGAATATACAGAAATGGTTATGTGGGTTGATGGCATTCCTACAAGAGTAAAACTGTATGCCACTTCTGATAGTTTCACGCAGACAAATCCTGTAGGTATTACAATCGGTTCTGATGACTGCGACGTTATTGTATACAGAATAAAAGCTTATACAATGAACCTCACTGATGATGAGATTCTGGATAACTTCATTGCTGATGCAAAAAATGCAAATGAAATTATCAACCGATACAACCGCAATGATATTCTTGATTCTTCTGGTGGACTTGATCCTGATGTACTGGCCGAAAAATGTCCAGACTTGAGAATCATTAAACTGGAAGTACCAGTATTTACAACTGGTAAGAAAAATAAAGTACCATTTACATCTGTACAGCAGATCTATAAGAATGGTCGTCCTGTTGATAACTGGATCTCTCGTGATGGTATTCATAATGGACAGGGAACCTCTTCTGAATATTATGGTGATTCTGGTCGAAATCTGGAACTTAACTGTAAGAATGGATTTACATTCGCAAATGATACAACTGCCGATGTTTATTCTATGGATGAAAATGCTATTGGAATCAACTATTTCAATGTCAAAGTAAATATTGCTTCTTCTGAGAATATCAATAATGCAGGTCTTCAAGGAGAATATCAGGAATTCAACCCATATATCCGTCCTGCTAGAAAGAAAGATCCTCGTGTACGTGATACTATGCAGTTCTATCCTTGTGTTGTATTCTTAAAAGAAACAGATGTAGATAATGCTGTAGAGTTCAAAGACGGTCAGTGGCACTTCTATGCTGCAGGTGATATTGGTAACAGTAAGAAGAATACAGTTGCACAGGGAATGGATCCAGAGAATCACAAAGAATTCATTGTTGAAGTGTCAAATAATACTGATCCTCAGTGCCGTTTCTTATCTGATGACTTATCAAATGAAGAATGGGGTGGAGATACTTCATTCGAAATGAGATATCAGAATCCAAATTGTACAGAAGAAGAAATTCAGGCTGGCAGACAGGCTTGGAACGATCTTTTGACTTGGGTTGTAAATGCTGATTCTGAAACATTTGTAAAAGAGTTTGAACAGCACTTTATTAAAGACTCATTACTCTTCTATTACTTATTTACCGAAAGACATACTATGGTAGATAACAGAGCAAAAAATACTTTCTGGCATACAGAAGATTTGGTTCACTGGGATTTATGTATGGATTATGATAACGATACTGCAATGGGTAATGATAATGAAGGTGGATTAACTCTTACTTACGGATATGAAGATACTGATACTATTGGGACAAAATCAGTCTTTAATGCATCTGATAGTAAAGTGTTCTGTTATATCAGAGATTACATGTTTGATGATCTGCAGAGTATGTTCCTTCAGATGGAGGCCAAACTTACATGGTCTGCAAACCGTATCTTAAATAAATTCGAAACTCTTCAGAATTATAAACCGGAACGTCTCTGGATCGCTGATATGAGAAGAAAGTATTTCAGACCTTACGAGGATAAAGGTACGACTTCTTATCTGGAAATGATGAACGGAAGCAAGAAACAGCAGAGACGACAGTTCCAGAAATATCAAGAGAAATATATTGCATCTAAATATGTAGGTTCTACTACTACCTCAGATGTAATCACAATCCGTGGTTACACTCCAACAAACTGGACTGGTGTAAAACCGGACGGTACATTCCATATTGTTCCTTATGCTGATTCTTATGTTGATGTAAGATTTGGTTCTAACCTTGTTCGTCAAAGAGCTAAGAGAGGTCAGACTTATACAGTCAAATCTCCTATTGCTGCTATGAACGATACAGAGGTCTATGTATATAATGCATCTTTGATGCAATCCATTGGTGATATTGCGCCATTCTATCCGGGATATACAAATTTCAATCAGGGTGTAAAAATGACAGACATTCTTATTGGTTCTGATGTTGAAGGATATCAGAATACAAATATGAATGATTTCTCAATCGGACAGAATGTTCTTCTGGAACGACTGAATCTTGAGAATCTGCCAAACCTGAAAAAGACAATCGACCTTTCTAACTGTAAAAATCTCGAAGAGTTTCTGGCAGAAGGATCTGGTATTACAGGTGTTATCTTTGCTCCTGGCGGAAAGATTGAAACTGCTCATCTTCCTGCCATCGCATCTCTTACCGGAAAGAACCTGTATAGATTGACCGATCTTACTATAGCAAGTTATGCAAATCTTACTACTCTGTCTCTTGATAACTGCAATACTTTGGATGCAAAAGACATTATCAATAAAGCTACTGGATTAACCAGAGTTCGTGTAACTGGCATCAATTGGGAACTGGACGATACTACTCTGCTTGACAGATTAGCAAAAATGACTGGTATTGATGATAACGGATATAACTCTGTACATTCTGTTCTTATAGGAACTGTACACATTCCTGTTATGAGACAGCAAAGGCTGGATGAATTCGCTGAATTATGGCCAGATTTAGAGATTACCTACGATTCAATTATCACTCAGTTCAAAGTAACATTCGTCAACGACGATGAAGAAAATACAGTTCTTGATATCCAGTACGTTGATAAAGGTGCAAATGCAGTTGATCCTATTACAAGAGAAATTGATCCGATTCCTACTCCTACCAAAGAAAGCACAATCAAACTTGATTATACATTCAAAGGCTGGGATGGATCTCTAACTGGAATCTTCGCTGACAGAACTATCAAAGCTGTATACAATAGCAAAGTGCGTGAATATACAGTAAAATATGTTTCTAAAGGATTAACTCTGCAGGAGTCTACTGGACAGTATGGTTCTTATATTAAGTATGAAGGTGACACTCCTACTTATACTGCTGAGGAATCTGCTTATAAGTACAATCTGTTTAAAGGATGGGATAAGTCAGGATTTGTCGATGGAAATAAAACGATCAATGCAGTATATGAAACCTGCGAATACGTAGATGGATACTTTGATGGTAAGGATCTGGCCAATATGACGCAGGTTGAGCTTTATACTCTTATGAAAATGGGACTTGAAGCAAAATCATTATCATTAAAAGATACATTAGATTTCAAACTTGGTGTTGATTATAGCTATGGCGACATTGAAGAGCATGAAGTTATTTCAGCTGCGACTAAATTTGATGGAACAAACTATATTGACACCGGATTAAAGATCATGGAAAAAGACAGAGACTTTACAATTGCTATTGACTTTGAATTTGATTCAGGAAATAGTGTAAACTCCACTCTTGCTCAGTGTTTTCAGGGTGACGGTTCTAATGGATTTAGACTCTGGTATTCTCAGGAACCTCGTTTCTCATGGAATACTGATAGTATAACTCCATCTGCTGGAACAAACCGAGAGATTATTGTATTCCGTCATGAAGCTGGAAGTCAGAAGCTTTATGTGTACAATTCAAACATGACTGGGAAAGAAGTATCTTCTACTACTCTGAATGCGATCAGGATTCCAGAGCATAGTTCCACTCTCGTATTTGGATGCTCTAAAGCTGACGACGGAGCATATGAAAACTTTGCAAAAGGCACTGTACATTGGGCTAAGGTTTGGTATGCGGATCTTGGTGAAGAACAATGTATGGATATTGCTTCTTGGATTCATGAAATTATTCCAATGGAAGTGGCTAAGTTTAAAGGATATTATCTGTCTGATGTTGCTTCAAAGAGAGCTAACATTACATTTGTTGCTTCTAATCTACTTGGTACAGAAAAACCTTATAATAATAAGAGCACAAATGCAGGTGGATGGGCTGATTCTACATTAAATACATGGTTGAATACTCGTATGGTTAAGGCAATCTCTCCTTTATGGAAAGCGTTGATTAAACCAGTTAAAGTATATTCTTCTGTCGGTAACAAGTCTAATGACACTTCTGTATCTAATTGCAGATTCTATGTTCCATCTCTGTACGAAGTTGATCCTACTGCTACTTCTGAACCATATATTTCTGAAACAAATGCTCCTATTGCTTATTTCACAGATGATGATACCAGAAAGAAAGCAAAACCTTCTACTCCTGCAGAGTATGAATCTTATTGGACCAGATCTCCAAATGCTACAGTTACAAACTGGCTGTATACGGTTAATGAATCTGGTGCAACATATGGATTCTCTTATCCAGGACAGAATTCTGGAATTTTACTTATGTTCTCAATTTCATGCGAGGGGTAACCATTCCCCTCTTATAAGGAGGATATCACATGTATTATAAAGTAATCAAAAATGATGAAGTCGTAGATGTCCTTAATCATATCCTGTATATCAAATATCAGGAAAAACATAGTCTGTTGCTTCTATGTGATATTACAGAAGCACAGGCTATTTTAAGTTCAGACGGAAAATATGGATGGCACATTGAAGGTCTCTATAATTTTCCTCTTGATAATGACATCTATGTAATAAAAGAAATTTCAAAATATGAATATGACAAATTGAAGAGGTGATCACAGCATGGCGTTAATTCCAACCTGGTATTCTGCATCAACTAAGCAAATTGCAGAAAAGGCTTTACAAAGAGGGGTGCTAAAATACCCAGGACTTTGTTACATCCAAGACAGTAAGAGTATAGCGTGGGTGACCATCGACAACACATTAGAATATGTCAAAGGTGATAAACAGATTACAGATGTAAAATGCATCGGATCAAATCTTATGTTTTTCTCTGGAGATAAACTGCTTTTCTCTTATGACATATCTATGACTGATGAAGATAAAGATCATATTATTGAAGAGGTCAAGAAAACAATCGGATTGGATAATTATGTCAAATCTTCTGAGCTTTCTACTCTTTTAGATAATATAATCGGTAATCTTGAAGATAAGTCCACTGTTGTAGACTATATCAATAGCTTATCTTATAACAAATTATTTGACGTACCTATTGTAAATCTTATAGGTACACTTACTGTTCCTGTGAAGATATCATCACTCGATGATGGTATTTATAAAGTAAAAGGCCAATGTATCATTGGCGGAAACAATACTACTGTTCAATCTTCTGCAGACGATGTTCTGTATCTTGTATCTCATGATGCTGATACTTCCAGCACAACAATCACAAAAATGCAAGGAAAATCTATTACATTGTATTTCATTCAGCAAGATGGTGAATATACGACTGATCGTTATGTCACTGAAAGCTGGATTAATGAACAGAATTTTGCAAATGCTGATTCTGTAAAAGAATATGTTTCAAATATCATTGAAGAAACTGTTCTGGATGTTTTAGATGATCATATTGACGCTGCTTTAGATAGAAAACTTGGTGGTATTGATTCTAAAGATTTAACAAATATATTTCAAGGAGGAAATTAATTATGGCAAAATTACAGTTCGCTACACTTTCTAATCTTCAGGAGTTTTTAAATCTGCATAACGTACAGATCGACTCTAAAATCAGTGAGGCTGTCAAAAACTCAATTAAAACAGTATCTCAGTCAGAAGACGGATACACACTTTATTTCTACACAAAAACTGCTCCAGTAACTATTGATGAAGCAGCATTTACTATTACTATTCCTCAGCCAACAGGTAAGGCAGATAAAGTAAAAGGAGCTATTTCCGGACATCTTGCAGGTCTTGATGCTAATGGTAATCTGATAGATTCTGGAAAGGCAGCTACAGATTTCGATGCAGCCGGAGCTGCTAACACAGCAAAAACAGAAGTAATGTCTTATGTTGGTACTATTCCTGCTGATGCAAAAGCTAAAGATGTAGTTTCTTATATTAAAGAAGCTGTAAAAACAGGCACATATGATGATTCTGCTCTGAAATCCAGTGTTGCAGCTAATACCGCAGCAATCAGTACTCTTAATGGAACTGGTGACGGATCAGTAAAGAAAGCTGTTGCAGATGCAGTCGCTAAAATCGTCGCAGATGCTCCAGAAGCATATGATACACTGAAAGAGATTTCTGATTGGATTTCTACACATACATCTGATGCTGCTACAATGAATTCTCAGATCAAAACAAATAAAGAGGATATCACAAAGCTGAAGACTCTTATCGGTACTCTTCCAGAATCTGCTACATCCAAAGATATTGTAAGCTATATTGCTGAGTATGTATCTAAAGCTCTCGCAGACTCTGATCTTTCTCAGTATGCAAAAGCTGCTGATCTTGAAGCTGCTGTAGGAAGAATTGATACTATTGAAAAGAAATTACCTACATTAGAAGCTGCTGATAAAAAGAATGCAGAAGATATTACTGCTGTTAAAGGCAGAATGGATACAGCAGAAGGCAAAATTACTGCTGTAGAAAAAGATCTTGCTACTGAAAAACCGAAGATTGCTAAGAACACATCTGATATCACCGCTCTTAAAGGGCTTGTTGGAGATGGATATGAAGCAATTCCAAGTGCGTCTATCAAAGGTTTATTTACTGCGTAAAAATACAATTGATTTTATTGGGAGGAGAGCTGCAATGCTCTCCTTCTATTTTAAAAATAAAAATGGAAGGATGTGACTAATGCAAAATGAAAGAACAATTTCTTAATCTCACTGGATTAACAGAACTGGTTGGTTATTTGAAGACAAGTATAGCTAATCATAAAGAAATACTTCCATATGCTTCCAATAAGTTATTTCCGTCTGTTGGAGATATAAATACTATTTATATAAATACTGCTACGAATACTATTTATCGTTGGGATAGCTCAAGCAAAACTTATATTACTCTAGCAAAAGCCGTAAAGTCTGTTGCTATCTCAGAAAGTACTGAAAACGGAAAAATCACACTCACTGTAGATGGTAATAAAACTACTGTTCCTGTTCACGGATTAGGATCTGCTGCATATACAAATTCAAGTGCTTACTCTTCTGCCGGGCATACTCATACAAAAGCTCAGGTAGGACTTGGTAATGTAGATAATACAGCAGATGCAAATAAGAGTGTAAAACATGCAACTACTGCTGATAGTGCAACTACTGCAGGAACAGCTACAAATGTATCTGCTGGAGAAGGTACTGCTGATGCAGCTAGACATGTTTGGTTTTCTGACTCTACTACAGAGACAAAGCGAGCATACAGCGATAAGTTTAAATATAATCCTGTTACTAATAATCTGACGGTAAATGTTACAGGAAATGCTGCGACTGCAAGTAGTGTCGCATGGGGTAACATTACAGAGAAACCTTCTACCTATGCTCCTTCTGCGCATAATCATAATGATTCAACTATTACTTCTCTCAACGCAAGTAAACTCTTTGGAACAATTGATATTGCAAGGCTTCCCCATGGAGCATTAGAACGTCTGATTATTGTTGAAGATGATACTGCACGTTTTAAACTTACTACTGCTAATATTCAGCTTGGTGATACCGTAAAAGTAACTAAGACTGAAAAAATGTATTATGTTGTTGATGAGAGCAAATTATCTTCTGAGGCTGGTTATTCAGTATATACTGCCGGAACTGCTACTTCTGTACCATGGTCTGGAGTTACTGAAAAGCCTAGCAGCTATCCACCAGCGTCTCATAATCATGATGAACGTTATTATACCGAGACTGAGATGAATAGTAAATTAGCTGAAAAAGCTACAAAAGTACATACGCATACTAAAAGTGAAGTCGGATTAGGCAACGTTGACAATACTGCTGATGCCACAAAAAGTGTTAAATATGCTATTTCTGCAGGTAGCGCATCATCTGCCGCTGCTCTTACTTCTAATGCTGGATCATCAACTCAGCCAGTATATTTCTCAGGTGGTAAACCAGTAGCTTGTTCATATACACTTGGTAAGTCAGTGCCTGCAGATGCATTATTTACCGATCATACTTATGGAAACATGAAGGGTGCTACTTCTTCTGCCGGAAGTGCTGGTCTTGTTCCTGCACCTAATATAGGAGAACAATTAAAGTTTCTTCGTGCAGATGGTGCATGGGTAATCCCTACAAATACGACATATTCTGTAGGTACATCAAGTTACTTAGGAATAACTAAGCTTTATACTGAAACTGGGTCGGCTACAGATGGTACCATGACTCAAAATGCTATTACTTCTGCTCTTAACGGGAAATCTCCTACCTCTCATACGCACAATTATGCAGGAAGTTCTAGTTCTGGTGGTGCTGCAAACTCCGCAAATAAACTAGCAACTGCTAGAACC